CGCGAATCGCTCAGCAGGAGAACGAGGATCGGAGCCGGTCATCGAGCGGCCGGCGGCGATGGCGCGATCTGCGCCGAAGTACCCGAGACCACCTCCCACGATGCCGCCAACCACGGCGCCGGGCGGCCCGAGTACGGAGCCTGCAGCTGCGCCCATTCCGGCACCAGCACCTGCTGCACTCAGCCGGCCGACTCCTTGCGCAGCCTGGGCGGCGACATCGAGCCCCGTGGCGTTGGGATTCGTCGCAACGTCATAGACCTGCTTTCCTTCCAGACCTACACCGAGTGCGGCACCAGCGCCGCCGAGCGCTCGCGCCACCGGAATGCGAGCACCAGCAGCCTCGGCGGCCGGCAGAGCTGCAGGTGCTGCCGCAGCCGGAACTCGCGTCGGCTGGACCACGTCGACCGGCCCCATGTTGATGGTCGGCCTGCGCCCAATGATCTCGCTGCCTGGCCCAGGTGGCGTGGTCGTCGTCACCGCCGTATTCGGAGTGGTCGCCGGCAGAGCGCTGGATGGTTGCGGCGCAGGCAGCGCCGGAGTGCGCGCAGCAGCTTGTGCACGGCGACGAAGTTCTTCTTCCGTCACCAATCCGCCGTCAGCAAAGGCAGGATGGCCGGCGCGCGTCGGCGGTGCCCCGCTGGGCCGATGGGTCGCAGCGATCATCGCCTGCACTTTGCGAGCTCCAAGCGCATGCACAGTGTCAGCTGGCAGCACGGCCTCACCATTCGACAGCATCGCCGGGACCGAATCGCTAGTCCCTGTACCTGGACCATGCACCAGACCTCCATGTGCGAACCCAACAGGTCCGGCAGCGAAGAACTGCTGCTGTGGCGCCCCAGCAAACGGCGGCGGGGCTGACGCCGCAGCGAGGGCTTGCCCTGCGACTGGCGCCGGGAGCACTGGCTTCGGAAAAATGGGCGTCATCGCTGCAGGTGCACCGAGCGGCGGTTGCGACGGAACCGGTGGCGGCGGCCTGTAGCTGTCGATGGAGCTGACCGTACCTCCTGCCGCCTGTCCGTTGATAGCAACATTCCCGCTCACATTGCCACCCGAGTAGCTGTTGCCTACTCGGCTCACGACTCCAAGCTGCGGCGTCGAAGGAGCTGCTACCGAGGCGGGCCGATACGCACCGAGACCTGCCGCAGGCTGGGCGGCAGGTGCAGCGATCTGCGTCACACCAGGCGACTGGGCGGCAGCAGCGGCGTCTCCGAAGCTATTCGAGCGCGGGCGCTGAGGGTCGAGGAGAGTAGCCATGGGGACCTTTCTGATGATCCCCGGCATTCTTCGCGCGCGCGGCGTGTGGTGCGAACCCTACTGGGTGGCGCGCGGCATCACGCTGATGTCGAGATACGGGCCGTCGGCGCCCTTGTTCGTCAGGTGGATCGACCAGGACAGTCGCCCGTGTGGCTTCTTCGTGATGTGGCTGTCGGTTAGCAGGTGATCGAACTCGTGATGCACGTAGACGCCCTGCACCGCCGTCTTCATCTCATCGACCATAGGCCCCGGCTCGCCGGCCTCGGCAGTCCACGGCACTGCGATGAGATCGAAATCCCGAGCCATGCTGCCGTGCACGGCCAGCGCGTAGCCGTGCTTGCGGGCGATGACGACGAGTGCCGGGTAGAGCACCGCGTACATGGGCGGCGGCGCGGTCATTGCTGCAGGAGCGTCGAACGGCACGACGCATAGGCTGCGCTCATGGTCTCGATCTCGGTCAGGGCGTCTGCAAGGCGTCGAGCAACAACTTCCGGAAGTACCCCACTGGCCGCGCCGGCGTCTTCTGCACCAACTCCGGAGGCGGCGGCGGCACCACCTGGGGCGCTTCCACCACTGCGCCCGGCATCGCGGGTGCAGTCGCGCACCCTGACAACCACAGGAGCGCTGCGCTGGCGCTGATCGTCATCAGAGATCTGGGTGACAGCTTTCTCATCGGTCTTCTCCTGCGCCTTGGCGCGTTTGTCGAGTTCGGCCTGCTTGGCGTCGCGTTCCTTGGTCCGCTGCTCGAGCAGCCTCTGGGCCGCGGTGTTCGTGGCCACCACGGCTGCGTTCTGGACCTGCAGCGCCAGGCCCGTGGTCTTGGCCAAGGCGCGGTAGTGCCACGTCGCGAGGCCCAGCACCACCAGCAGTACAGCGAGCACGTAGATGACTGGCGTCTTGAGGTCGGGCACCATCACAGCACCTCAGCACAGGTCTGCGCCTCGTCGGCGCGCCGGTTGGCGAGGCCGTGCACGAAGGTGCATTGCCGCTGGCCGGCCACCGTCTTGCAGGTGTACGACCACACCAGCGTGCCGTCGTCGCCGCGCGCGATGCGCTGGCAGCCCAGGGCCCACTGCCCGCGATTCCATGCCGCCATTGCACCGCTGCCGCATGTCGCCGATGGGCCGAGATTCCAGGCGTGCGATGTCGCCATGTCGAACACCATCTGCGATGGCGGCCGCTTGAAGCACGTTGCCAGTCGCTGCTGCACCGCGACGACGGCAGAGCGCTCCTCGGCTTCGCACTTCTCATCGGTCCAGCGCTCGCCCACGACGATCGGCGTCTTGGTGACGTGGGGCGTGAGGCCGTTGCAGACCGTGGGAAGGCCGCCGGCCAGCCGGTCCGCGTAGACCACCAGCACGCGGGCCTTGCCGCTCTCCCACTTCTGGAGGAATCCCATTAGGAACGGGCTGCCGGCCACCAGCGTCGCGCCAGCGACGACGATGGTGCTGATGACTTTGGTCTTGGCGCTCATTTCGGGGTCGCTCCGGTGCGCCACGCGGTGTATGCCGCCGCGATGGCGACGCCAAGGCCCACGATGGCGGCCAGCGGCTTCGCCAGCTTGCCCAAGGCCTCGAGCACCTTGAAGGCGCCCTTGCCGTTCGCGAACCACTCGATCAGCTCGCCCACACTGGACTCGACGCGCTGGGTGGACTCGGTGTTCGCCTTGAGATTCGCCTCGATGCGGCTCATGCGGGCGTCGCCTTCATCGAGCCGCGCGTGGATGGCCACGATCTCGGGGTGTGGCTGGTCAGCTGGCGCGCCGTCCGTTGTGTTGGAGTCGGTCATCGTTCGACGATCCTCAAGAAAATGGACCGGTCATCGATCCGTGGCGGGGTGTTGTTGGTGGTGATGCGGCAGGTCACGCGCAGCTTGTTCGGGCCCGTCGCCAGCTTCGTGCCGCCGGAGAGCCAGACGGTGGCCGTGGTGCCGTCGAAGGCCTGGTCCACGATGGTCAGCGAGGGGTCAACAACGAACTCCGCGCTCGCGATCTGGTCGTCACCGTTCAGGGCAAGCCAAGCGCTCCAGTCGAAGGGGTAGTCGAGCACCGCATCGGGGTCTTTCTCGATCACGGAATCACCGTTCCGATCGATCTCGTAGGTGGTGGGCTTGGGCGTGGCCATGCTGGTCTTTCAGTCGGTGAAGGCGATGCGGCGGTCCTCGCCAACGACAGCCACGGCACGGCCTTCCGGTACTGCTGCGAAGGCTCGGTCCTCGGGGACGATGCCGAGTACACGGCGCTCGGCGCGCACATCGATCGTGCGCTCGTTGCGCTCAAAGATGTACTCGTGCCGTAGGCGGGCTGTCTGCGAGACTGCTGCGAGGACCTGGGCTGCGACGAAGGCGCGCACCGTGTCGGTCACGATGCCGGTGGCGGTCTGGGAAACCCCCTGCAGCAACTGCGTTGCAGCGAATGCATCTCTCGCCTGAGCCACTGCACTCTGAGAAACGCCTCCCAAAGCTTGAGAAGCAGAGGCTTTGATGCCCGCATGGGCGACACTCAGTTGAGTGACGCCTGCGAGCGTATTTGCTGCACTTGTTTTGGCCGTGACCGTGGCGCCCGCAGCCTGAGAAACGCTCGCAAGAGTCTGAACTGCAGAAGCGGTTCGATCTGCGCCACCAGTGGTCCCGGTAGCGGACTGGGCGACGCTGAAGAGAGTTTGAGCCGCAGAGGCGCTGCCAGCTATGGAAGCACTCGCAGCCTGTCCAACAACGGCCAAGGTCTGGGCAGCAGCAGCAGACACTTTCACAGCGGCAGTTGTTGAAGAGGTCACTCCATCCAAAGTCTGGTCCGCAGCGAAGGACCGATCAGCGCCAGTCGAGACTGTTCCAGTCGCGATCTGCGAAACCCCGTCAAGCACCTGCTGGAGCACGACAGGCGTATCGTCAAACGGGGCAGTTGGCGGTGTGAAGTTCGTGACGTATCGAGCGACGCCCTTGGTGATCCTCACCTCGTCAATGTTCCCGTTCCAGTCATACGTGGGATTGCGGGTATTGACCTGGGCTCCGATTGAGAATCGGAGGAGAGAGATTGTGTAGTCGCGGGTATCGGTTACGCTGGCTTTAAGCACGCCATTGACATAGATCGCCAGCGCAGTAAGGACGCGGCAAACCGCGACATGCACCCAATCTCCGGTGTTGATGGGAGCGCCACTCGCTCCTAGAACCAAAACGCCGCTGCCGCCGTCGGTGGACCACCATTGCGGATTGCCGGAGCTGTCCATATACAGCTCCCAGCAATTGATCTGGGAGGTCTGGTAGTAGTCGAACAGCACCCGGTCGGTGACAAGCGGCGACACCTTCACCCATGCTTCTACGGTGAAATCGCCGGTGCCAAACTGGAAGTCCGTGAGATTGCTCGTTGTCGAGATGTAGTCGCCAACCCCATCACACAGCATTGAGGCGCTGCCGAATTTCGGAGAGCCCGAGCTGAGCTTCGCGTCTCCGTTGACGGTGTAAGTCTTCCCCTTCTGATCCGTGAACGTTGTCGATCCGTCTGCACCGTCGAAGTGCAGATGCGTGACGACGCTGCCATACGCTGCGTCGCTGTTGCTCGGGATGTTGCGATCGGCCACGGTTCCTCAGGCTCAGGGGTTGCCTTCGGTGATCGTCCAGCCAGTGATCTGCACGGACTGGCCCGACGCGATGCTGGTGTTGTCCACCGTCATGTCGCCGCCGCCACCGGTTGCGGTCACGCTGCCCTGCATGTGGCACGTGGTGCCGGCGCTGTCCTTGATGCGGTAGTGGCCTGCGGTGCCGGTGCCCGAGGCGGTGGCGCTCAACGGCACACCGCTGAAGGTGAGAACGCCGCTGGCCTGCGTCGACCAGTCCGACGCCAAGGTGAACTCGGCAAGCAGCGTGCCGCTGTCGACCGCTGCGCAGTTAGCCGGCTGCGCGCCGGTGCGGATCTGCACCTTCGGGGTGGTGCCGATGGTGGTTTCGATCTGTGCGCTGCGCGCGTTGCGCAGCGTCGTGCCCATCTGGATGGTCATGGGAAGCTCCTTGAATGCCGACATGGTGTCGGCCGAAGAGGCCCCGCGCGAACCTTACTGGGGTGCCAGCTAGACTTCTCGTTCAGCCGAGAGGCGCTTCCTCAACACTCTTCGAAAGACCCGAGATGTCCGTGCTACAGCCCATGCAAGAATTCACTTTCCACTTCGCAGATGGCCGCGTGGCATTTGCCCACCTCTATCAACATCCGGACTTGAGTTGGTTTGCATCCCAGACGGAGCTACTTGCCGGCGACAGCGTCAGCGCAGGGCAGTTCTATGCGTCAGTTCCTTGCCCTCGCGGGGCCACGGCGGAACAAGCGTTCGAAATGCTCGTCCAGCGCGCTGTTGGCGGATCAACGGTGGCCGGAACCACCCTGACCGCAATCGACAACCCGAACAACGATGAATTCGTGAAGATCGCTGCGCAACGCCAGCTCGCCCCAGGAGTTGAGATCCGGCGAAACGGGCAGGCCTGAGTGGTCGCCAAGACTCGCCTCGCCCTCGAATCCCGCTGAACTACAGCGAAGTCGAATCGCTGCCGCTGATGCTGGCGCCGGCGTTGATGCCGTTCAGCGAGGCTGCGGCGACCTGGGTGGTCGAGGTCAGGGCTGCGATGGCGGCCTGCACCCGGTCGCTCAGCGTCTGGTTCTTCGAACGCAGGTTCGCTTCGTTGCCGGACTGCTTGATCTGCGCGTCGGCGATCGCCAGGCGCACGCGCGGCTCCAGCGCAGCGCTCTCGGCTTGGTAGAGGGCCACCAGGTTGCGCGCCAGATCGCTGCGCACGCTCACCATCGCGGTGGCGAGGCCTGCGGCGACCTGATCGCCCTGCAGAAGCGTCCGGATGTACTCGCCGGCGCTGGCCACTGCCTTCATCCACATGTCCAGCGCTTGGCCGACCGCGAACCGAGCGTTCTCCAGCTCGGCGCGGAAGGCCTCGATGCTGATGTCGCGGCTCTGCTCGGCCAGCTTGTTGCGCATGTCCTGGCGGATGAGCTGCACCTGGTGCACGAGCGCGCCCGGCGGCAGCGGGAAGCCCCGGTTGGCGAAGGCCTGCATGGCATCGTTCTCGGCGCGCATCGCCTCGGTGTTGAGCCGGGCACGGCCGCGCTCGTAGATCTGCGCCTCCACCGCCGCATTCACGCCGGTGCCGCCGGTGGTCAGCGCGCGGTTGATCCATGCGATGGCGTTGTCGAAGTACGAGCGGTCCGGGAAGTAGGTCTGCAGGTAGTCGACGTAGCCCATCGTGATCTCGTCGTGGATCTCGGCGCGGGCGTCGTCGAAGATCGCTTTCGCGTCGGCCGGGTTGTTGTCCGGCAGCACGGGCTTGATCGGCATCACGTAGCTGGTGTCGAGGTCGACCAGCGGCACCTGAGGCGCCGGGTCGGTGATCTCAATGGCGCCATCAGCGCGCGCCGACGCGGCATTGAGCAGCAGCACGGCGTTGCGCCACTTGCCGTTCATGACCTGCGAGACGATGACCGGCGCACCGGCACCTCCGGTGCTGGGATCTGGCACGGAAACGAGGTCGCCAGGGTTGATAGGAGTCGTCATGCTCTGGTCTTTCTGGAGAGGTCGGCGACGATGAACTCGAGGCTGTCGATCTCGAAGTCGGCACCGTCCTGGTTGTAGAAAACGGGGATCAGGTAGTTAGTCTTCAGGCCTTTCCCGAGCTTGAAGCGGTGCTGTTGCAGCTCTTCCGAGTAGCCCTGCGCCTGGTACTCGAACGAGCCGGCCGGGCCGGAGACCTTGAGCACCAGCGGGGACTCCGACGCGGCGCCGATGAAAACCTCAGCCACCGTCTTCTGCTGTGAGTTGCCGAAATCCAGCTTCCCGGGGCAGATCGCGGCCTGAATCGGAGCACCGGCATCGCTGTCGCCTTCCAGCAGGAACAGGCCGCCCAGCTTGGCGCCGTAGTAGCGGTCGCCGATGCGCGCGAAGCTGTTGAAGCCGTAGTTGGCGTAGCTGGTGCTGCCGTAGCCGGCCATGTTGACGGCGTGCACCTCCAGGTCGGAGCCGGGCGTGGTCAGCGGCACGTCGAAGGTGAAGCCGTCGCGGATGTCCACGATCTCGACACCGCCGGCGATGCTCATCGGGATGTCGAACCCGAAGGCGTCGCGGATGTCGGCGACGTCGATGCTGGTGCCCGTCATCGGCACATCGAACCCGAAGATGTCGCGGGCGTCGGCCTGGTCTATCGCGGTCGCCAGCATCGGCACGTCGAACACGATGCCGTCGAGCAGGTAGCGCATGGTCGCCGACTCGACGCCGAGCGTGCCCACCGCGGCCGGCGCGATGCCAAGGATCTGGCCGCCGTCATGGTCGGACAGGAAGCCGCTCGGCGCCGGCGCAGCGGCCGTGCTGGTGAAGACCTGCCCCGAGAGCATGTTCATGGCGCCCGCGGCGGCGGCCATGGTGCCGATGATCTTGTTGTTGGAGTCGATCACCGGCGTGCCGCCGTACATCGCGCCTTCCAGCGGCGGCATCTCGCCAGCGATCTGCGCGGTGTCGGCGTCGGCCAGGAAGCCAGTCAGCGCCGGCATGTTGGCGCGGATGCCGTTGCCCACGCCCAGGAAGCCCACGGCGGCCGGCATCTCGGTCACGAACTGGGCCGTAGTGCTGGTCTCGCTGAGCAGGCCCTGCGCGCCCGGCATGGTTCCGACGATGCCGCCCGAGCTGTAGACCGCGATGGAGGGCTCGTCGATGCTGTCGCCGGAGCTGAAGAGCGCCGCCGCCATGAAGAGGTCGGCGCCCGGCGGCACGGCCGAGGCCTCAGACGCGAAGGGCGTGCCGTTCTTGCGGTACGTGGCCAGGCCGCCGGCGGCGACATCCATCTGGAACTCGTCGCTGGAAAGGTACGAGGTCAGGAAGGTGCCCGTGAGCGACTTCACCGAGCCGGTGTTGAAAAGCAGGCCGTGCAGGATGTGCCCGTAGCTGGCCGGCGGCGCGCTGGCCTCGCGGGTGACGCCGACCACCGCGCCCATGACGGCCTGCGGCACCTTGTAGGTGATGCGGGCCCCGCCGTGCGCCGCCTCGATGGAATGCGCGAAGGAGGTCCAGCCCTGCGGCGGCACGTCGACGGCGAAGGCCGGCGAGCCAATCACCTCGGCCGTGGCCGGATGGAAGACCTCCACGGTGTAGGTGTACGGGGTCAGCGGCGACAGGTTCACCGGGTAGTTCGGATCCCAGACCGTGCTGGTGCGGCCCGTCACCGGGTCGGTCGTCGTGACCCAGGCGCCCTTCGAGGTATTCGGCGGCCCCACGCGCACGGCGGTGCGGGACTCGGTGCTCCAGTAGGCCGGGCGCGCCGGCTGGTACGGCACCTCGGGCACCGTGTAGCTGTAGCCGTTTCGGATCAGTTGGTTCGTCATGGGCGAGGCCTCAAATCGGTGGGGCGATGCGGCTGTCCGATGCCCAGGGCGTGCCCGGTGTCGCGCCCGCGGGCTGGCCGTTGCGGCGCAGGAAGGTCAGCGCGGCGAAGTCCTCGAGCTGGAACTTGCCGACATCGCTCACGGGCGCCGCGGCGCGGTCGGTGAGCACCGCCCTCTTCTGCCACGTCGCGCCGCGGTCGCGCGACTCGAAGAGCGAGTGGGCACCGTCGTACATCGGCGCGACGATGATCCCGGGCGCGATGGCGGACACGATACCGGTGCGGTAGTTCGGCTGCGGCGCCGGCGGCATGGTGGCGATCGAGACGCCATCGGGCGTGAACAGCAGCACCGGCGGCTCGTTCTGGATGTTGGTGTAGACCGTGGCCAGCGGCCGGGTAACGACGACGGCGCCGCCCTCGACACCAACGCAGCCGCCGCTCCAGAACGCCAGGGCGGCATTCACCTCACCGTCGAACAGCGTCATGGTGCCCAGCAGCGTGCGGGCGTTGGCGTCGATGATGCCGAGCTTGACCTTGGCCTTCAGCACGAAGTCGGCGCCCGGGTTCGGCGCGTAGGGCACCACCACGTAGGCCAGCGCGCGCGAGGCGTTCAGCGGCGCCGCGTAGAAGCCGCAGGCGTTGACCGCGGTGTTGAACATCGTGGCATACGACGGCACCGGCAGCGTCTGGATGGTGTCGAAGAACTCCCGGAACAGCTCGGTGCTGCTGGCCTCGGCCCAGGTCGCGCCGGCGTCATCGGTGAACTGGAAGACTAGGCCCGGGCACGCCGCGGCATCGACGCTGGAGCCGCTGTAGTGCGGCCGGAGGTAGGCGCCCATGAACACGTGCCGACCGGGGGCGATGCGCGCCGGCGCTGCGTAGGTCGCCAGCTGGTTCGGCATGTAGAGGGTGTCGCCGAGCACGCGCGTGGTCCCGTCGTCGCGCAGGAAGGCGTGGTAGTGCTGGCCGCTGGGGTCCAGGCTCTGGTAGACGTAGGCGGACTGAAATTTCCGCGCCCCGGGCGGCCCGTAGACCTCTCCGGGCACGAACGTGAACTGGGTGCCGTACTCGAAGGGCGCGAAGGCCGTGAAGTCGTAGAACGCCACGAAGCGGCGGCCATCGCGGGTGCGGTAGGTCTGCAGCTTGTAGGCGTTGCAGGGCTTGCCGTCGAAGTCGGTCGCCGTGCCCAGCAGCGTCGACGTGGTGTCCAGGCCCAGCCCGCGGCCGTAGTAGCGGATGCGATCGACGCCCAGCAGACCGTCGTCGGCGATGAAGGTGCCGCGGTCCGTGAAGCGCCCGCGCGCGGTGGCGGAGCCCACCACCCGCTTCTCGCCGTCGATCATGCCGATGCTGTAGAAGCCGTCCTCGAGCGTGCCCTCGCGCGTGACTTCCAGGAAGTCGCCGCGCTTGTGGGCGACGACCTGGCCGCCGGTCTCGGGATCAAAGCGGCGCTTCTTCAGGTAGGGCACCGTCGACGAGGTGTCGAGGAAGGTGGCGTCCTTCCCGCCCTGACCGCTGAAGCCGTCGCGGTACTTGACGGGCTTCATGCGACCTCGCGGGTGTTGACGAAGTTGGTCCAGAAATCAGGGGTTGCCGGCGGCGGGCCTGCGGTGTCGATGCGCATGTGCAGCACGGCACCGCCGTCGATCCCGGTGTTGGAGCGCTGGATGTCGATACTCGGGATCAGCTTGGCGACGGTCGGCGCCTGCGGGATGGTGCCGCGCAGCACGCCAGCGGTCCAGACCTCGACCTCGCCAGCGACCTGGTCGACGCGCATCTCGAAGGCGCAGACCGTGCCGACACCGCCGGGCTGCGTCCAGTCCACGGTCTGGATGCTGCCGCTGATGCTGCACAGGAACTGCACGAAGTACTGCGAGCCGGAGCCTGGCGTCAGCGTAAGGCCGATGTAGTCGCCCGACGACCCGCTGCTGGACGTGAAGACCTTCAGCCGCAGGAAGTTCTGCGACGAGAACGCCGAGGCCGTGTTCTTGATCGAGCCGCTGAATGTGAAATCGTCCGTGGACAGGATGTCCGTGAGCAGGTGGATGCCCTCGTCGGCTGCGTTGGCCGACACCACGCAGGCGCCACCACCATCGAGCTCGCACTCTCCGGCCGGCGAAAGGCTCGCTCCCCAGGCGCCGCCGGTCGTGACGCGGCCCGCGATGGAGCCCGCCGCACCAACGAAGTCATCCTCGAAGAGCAGAGCCATGGCTTCAGCCGCTCGGCAGCGCCGTCGTGTAGAAGTCCACCGCCTGCGGCGCGCCGCTCACCAGCGCCACGCTGGTCAGGACGCCATCGGTGCCGCCGGTGCCCAGAGTGCCCTGGATTCGGACCTGACTGGTCGACAGCGTGCCGTCATCGGCCGAGAGCACGTGGCGGAAGAACGTGGCGGTGCCGGTCGCGGCGTTGGTGCCGCTCCAGGTCTCGCCGGGCGCCTTGGCCAGCACGCCGCCCGCGGCCGTGGTGTCGTAGTTGATGCCGGCGCCACCGTTCTTGATGGTCACCAGCAGCGTGTTGCCGGAAAGCGCGGCGTCGGCCGTGGCCGGCACCGGGCCCGAGTAGATGCGGATCTCGCCGCCGGCCATCGCTGCCTTGAGCGAGCCGGAGTCGAGCATGTAGTTGCGCAGGCCAGTGGAGAGTTTGAGCACGGCGGTTCCTTTCAGGGGGTGGGGGTTGCGGTCGGGCCCGCGAAGATCTGCAGCTTCGAGCCATTGGCCTGCACCTTGGGCGATGCGAAGCGCACCACGCTGAGCAGCACGCCCGCGGTGCTGCCCTTGGCCGAGGCCGACACCATGAAGGCGCCCATCACCGTCTTGTCGGCGGTGAAGACGAATTCCGACAAGCTGGCCGCGTTGCTGACCGAGCCGCCGGATACGGCGCCCTCGTCAAATTCCTTGCGGGAGCCGGTGTAGGCCGTGCACTCGGTGGCGAGGCCGGCGATGGTCGCCGCGGTCTCGCCGCCGTCGGGCGTGTAGTCGCCCTCGTAGAGGCCGATGTACCAGGTCGGCACCTGGGTCACACTCTTGAAGGCCAGGCCCAGCAGGAAGTTGAGCCCTTCCATGGGGACGCGGTTCAGGCGCGGCGGATCTTCAGCGAGCAGCCGGCCATCCGGGCTCCACGACAGCGCGCGGTAGAGCACGCCAGCTTTCTGGTGGTTCATAGGTCGGTTTCCTTGACGATGGTTTCGACTGCGAAAGACCCCTGCGCCGCGCCGATGGGCCGGGCCGGCTCCTGGCGGGCGCAGAGGATGTGGTGGGCGCCGTCCTGCTCGCGGAACAGCGTGGCGCCGGCGCGCGCGGGCCCGAACTTCAGGGCGTTCTCCTGCACATTGGTGGCCGAGCCATCGGGTGTGCCGATCACGAGGCCGCGCGGCGACAGCCAGAACGCCTGCTGCGTGCCCTGCCCGTCCGGCGTCGGCACCTCGCCGCCGGAGCCCTGCAGGCCGCCATAGGGCAGCACCACGACGGGCGCGGTGTCGAGCAGCCCACCGGCGAGCCAGTAGGTGCGGTCGGCACAGACGAAGACGCCGGTTTCGCAGGGCTGCACCACGGTGATCGGCGCCGGGAACGGAATAAACCCCTTCGAGGGGGAAAACTGGCCGTAGTAGTACGGCTCGGAGATCAGCAGCGCGGTGCCGGCGGCCACCAGCAGCGAGCCCTTGTAGTGCCGCACGATCGAGCCCGGCGGCATGTCGGCCAGCAGCAGCGAGCGCAGCTCGGGCCCGGTGTTGGTCAGCGCCACGATGTCGCCACCGTCCGTGGCCGTGGCGTTGAAGACCTCGCCGTTGGGCCCGGTCATGTAGACCACGGTGTCGGCACCGAGGCCGGTGATGCGGATGCCGCTGTTCGCCGGCAGTGTCAGCGCCACGGGCGGCGTCGAGCCGGACTCGCCCAGCGGGCCCGACTCGGTGAAGGCGACCTGATAGCGCCCGGCCGGCAGCGCGCCGGCGATGGCGGACACCGTGGGCACGACGACAGGCCGCGGCGTGGCCAGGAGCAGTGCGGTGGTGCCGCGCAGCCGCCCGATGCGCTGGCCGTTCGACCAGACCACGTCGCCGTCGGGCATGCGCTGGTAGCTGATGGGCGCCATCTCGGGCAAGCCGGACAGCACGCTGGTGGGCGTCAGGCCGGATGGCGTGGGCGCCAGATGCAGCAGGTCATTGCCGATCGCGCAGTAGCCCTCGGTGTCATCGCCCCATACCGAGTGCGCGGAGGCGCCGGAGAGCGCGAGCGTGGTGCCGCGGCGGCGCTGCAGGTATCCGCGCCCGTTGAGGTCGATGTTCTCCCCAGCCGACAGGAACGTCGCCTTCGAGCGATCCGGCAGCGTGCGCCCGAGCTGCGTTGGCGGCAGCCGATTGTTCACGCCGGGGGCCAAGGAGCCGAGATTGATGGAGCGCATGGCCGGGAGTGTTCCCGGCGCTCCCACATGCGTCGAACCTTAGTGGGTGGTCCATCGCGCCCCGCGCAGGCGTGGGCTCACCACCAGGCGAAGTTGTGATGCGGTCGATCCGCGCGCTCGTCCCTGCGCAGATCAGCGTCTGGGCGAAGTCCGAAGTACTGCTCGAACGCAGCGAGCGCCGTGACTGCCTTCTGGGGGTTGTAGACCTCGCTGTCGGGCTTGCTGTAGGCGCGATGAAGCACCCAGTGCACGAGGAACCGGTGGTGCACGGCAGCGATCTCCGGCGTCGTGCTCTCGGGATCGCTGTCGGCCGTGATGGGTATCAGCGGGGTGCGGAACCCTTCCAGCTGGAGCGTGTAGGCCCGATCGACGATACCGGGCAGCACGATGCGGGTGGGGTCCTGGATGAAGAATCCCGGCTGCCTGCGCTGATCTCGCCACCGCGGGCACCGCTGGTCCAGCGCATCCCTCGCCGTGATGTAGAGGTCCTCGATGAACTCGCCGGTCGAGGCATCCAGCAGGCGTGCCTTCGTCACTTCGAACATGCGGGGATCGAGCGGGTAGGAGCTGACGCCCTCCAGCACGTTGATCCTCACGATCGCCACGGTGTAGTCGTCGAAGAGGAGGCGCTTGCGGACGGCCGCCTCCTCTTCGGCCTCGCCGAACCAGCGCGCCAGATCCTCGTCGGCCCACAGCAGATCGCCATGCGACCCGTTGCGGTCGTTCGGCTGATCGTCGGCATCGACGCGGAACGAACAGATGAGGTCGTCGAGCGTCATGGTCAGGCCTGGCCGATCGCCTCTTCGTGCAGGCGCTGCTTGAGCGCGTAGCCCATCAGCGGCCAGATCTTCTGCACCGCGTTCTCGCGCGCAATCTTGCGGCCGATTTCCGCGTCGAAGTTCTCCGGGCTGGCGCAGGCAGACTCACCGGTGACGGTGAAGCCGTTGCGCAGCACCAGCACGCAGAAGGTCAGCAGGCCCAGCGTGGCCGGCGGCGTGGAGTCCCCGACTACCACCAGTCCGGTGCGCAAGCTGGCCTCGCCCGCAACGCCCTCGGCGGCCGTGAAGTAGTGCTCGCTGGCGATGTTCGCGGCGATGTCGGCCGGCGTGATGCGCGGTGCGGTCTTTCCCTTGGCCAAGATCAATGCCTCGGTAGTTTGGTCGCTCATGAGATGGTCCTTGAAGTTGAGGGAATCAGCCGGCGCCGAAGCGATCGACCAGCAGGGTGAGGTGCGCGCGGGTGTCGGTCAGCGACATGCGCCCGTCGACCTTGACGCGGTAGCGCGTCATCGCCAGCTCCTTGAGCGCCGCCTTGTCCATGTTCTGGATCTGGTCGCGCAGATCTTGCGTCTGCTCGTCAGGCGTCTCGCCGGGCTTGGCCGGCTGGACGATCGCCTCCAGAGCTGCAGGCGATTCGAGCTGGGCCTCTTCGAACATGTCGCGGTGCTTAAGCAGCTGGCGGCTCAGCGCGGCCGTCACCGCCTTCACCTGGCCCTGTGCCCACACGCCGGAGCCGTACAGCGTCTCGTGGTGGGTGTCGCGGCGGCCGATGTACTTCACGCCCACGGCCGCGACCGTCAGGCCCGGCGGAAGCGGCTGATTCGCCGGAGGCGTTGGGGCTGCAGGAAGGGCTGCCAGTGCGTGCACGACGCCGCGGAACAGGTAGTCCTTGGCGCGCTGCTCGGGCGGCAGTTCCTCGTAGGGCCGCATGCAGGGATGCTCCTTCTTCTCCGGGTCCTTGACGTCACCGTAGACCCAGCCGTCGGCGAGCTTCTGCTCGTACCAGCTGAGGTGGCTCTCTTCAGGCGTTGCCTCGGGCTTGGCCAGGTGCATATCGACGCCAGCCAGCGCGCTCGCCCGCTGCCATTCCGGCGCGTCGGCCCAGGCCGGCTGGCTGGTGTCGCCCAGCGAAGCGCAGTAGGCGCGGTTCACCTCGTGAGCCACCTGCGCGATCTGTTCTCGGTTCATCGGATTTCTCTCCTGTAGATGAAAAAAGGGGCGGACCGGAGCCCGCCCCGAACGGGGGTCAAGGAGGAGTCGGTTACAGCGGGCCGCGGTCTTCGCCGTCGATGTAGAAGTCGGCGCGGCCGACCGAAGCGTGCGCCGCGACCTGGTTGGTCCAGATCAGATAGGCATCCTTCGGCAGCGTGACCGGCTTGTTCGCCAGCGTCATGCGCGTGCGGCCGGTGGCTGCAGCGTTGAGGTCGGCGAAGAAGTAGTCGGCGTCCTGCGGCACCGTGGCGTCGTCGACGCCGTCCACGTACTCGAAGCCGAGGTCACCGGTGATGGTGGCCGTGAAGGCATCCGAGATGATGGCCAGCGCGTCGTCCAGGCGGAAGCCCTGCGGCAGCAGCCCGAGACGAACCTTGTCGGTGGCGCCGATCGCGGCGGTGCTGTCGCTGTTGACGAGGGCGCCGGCGGCGTTCGTCTCCAGCACGAAGTGATGCGAGGTCTTGTTGCCGTACGGCGTGCCGCCGAACTGCTGCGACGAGAACTTGCGGGTGATGGTTGCCATGATGAGGCTCCTGATTCAGTTGATGGAGAGCGTCAGGAGGGCCAGCCTGGGCCGGCCCTGCCGATCACTGGCCGGCGATGGCGACCGCGGTGTCGATCGCGATCACGCCGTTGTCCGTCGGCTGGAAGCCGTCGCCGTAGTTCACGTCGAATCGGACCTTGCTCTTGCCGCCCACGGAGCCGATGAGCACTTCCAGCTTGTCGCCGTGGTCGAGTTCCTTCTCGCTCCAGAAGAACGGGTTGCCGGAGCGGCTGTTCTTGCCCCAGGCCTCGGCCAGCGCCTGGCCGCCGAGCAGGATGGCGCGGTCCACCGCGAAGTTGGTCCCGAAGCTCGCCGGCACCACGTCGGTCGCCGTTTCGGCCTCGTCGGTGAGGCTGGCGCACCAGCGCAGCACGTTGCCGGCGTAGAAGCGGATCGGCTTCGGCATCTTGACGAGCAAGATGTTGTTCCAGAGGCCGGCATCGCCGGTGAAGAGCGGGTTGCCCTTCGCCTGCTGTGCGCGCGCCATCGCAGATGCCTGCAGGACGCGGAAATTGCCCGACTTCACGAACGACGTGTACTGCTCGGCGGAAACCAGCAGCACGCGCAGCGGCGCATCGTCGGCCATGGCATCGCCCTCGAACTTCACGGGCGGCGGCGGCAGCGGGATCGAAGCGATCACCGTCGCAATCGAGTCGACGACGTCCATGTTCATGACGTCGGTCGTGGCGATCGCGATCTCGCCGGCGGATGCCGAGACGCGCTCGATGCCGGTACCGGTCGAGAGGTAGTGCCGGTTGCGGGTCGGGGCCTTCACCGGGTTCACCATGATCTCGGCGTAGTCGGCGTCGGTCTCCAGCGGCACCGCCCACTCGATGTTGTTGTGGAAGCCGCGCGCGCCGGCCATGTGTACCAGCGTGCGCTGATCTTCCAGGCGCAGCATGTAGCCCTGGCCAGCGGCGCGGGCGAGCTGGCGCAGCTGATGGGGCGTGCGCTGCTGCGTCATCGTGTCGCCGGCCGAGATCGGCTTGCGGGACTGGTTGATGCGCAGCTTGTCCTGTTGGAGGTCGAGGCGTTCGCCGCGCCCTTCGGCCATGCGGCCACCCATGATCGGCTTGCCGCCGATCGGGTTGACCAGGTCGAAGGTCACTTCGTCGCCGGCAACCTTCGTCAGGTCCATGCATCGCACGATGGGCATGTCCGTGCTGGACTGCACGCGCAGCTTGCTCTCGGCGTCAGCCTGGGTGGGCATCTGGCCGGTGAGGCGGTTCAGGTTGGTGAGACGCTGCATCGTGGCAGCGAATAGGCCAACCGACTGCGCCTTGAGCGCAAGTGGCGAGCCGTAGGGGATGTTGGTCGTAGACATTCAAGACTCCGAAATGGCGGGATGGGTCACACCAGCTTTCGCATCAGGGCTTCGATCTGCGCGGGCGTCTTGCCCTCGAACTTCGCCATGAGGTCAAGCGGGCTCATCTCGGCCATCGCTGCGGCTTCGTCGTGGTGGGCTTGCGAGCCGGCCGGAACATCCGACAGGCTGGCAGGCGTCTTCGGCTTCACTGCGGCGACGACCTCTTCGGCCTTCTTCTGCGGGTCCACTGCCGGTGCCGCCGCAGGAGCTGCGACGGGTGCGGGTGCGGGGGCAGGCGCCGGCGCGGGCGCTGTGGCGGCTCGAGCGGCCTTGTAGGTGTCCAGCATCTCGACCACCTGCGACGCGGTCCCCTTCTCCAGCACGGTCTGGTACGTCTGGCGCACCAGCGACGGCTGCGCGTTGAGCCATTGCTGGTACTCCGCGCTGTCGACGATGGAATCCGTGTCGGGGTGCTTCGTGTAGATGGTCCGGAAGTGCGCTTCGGCAGCCGTTTCGGCGGCTTGCCGCTTGACCGGCTCCAGCTCGGCCGTGACTTCGGACTTGAGCTTGCCCATCGCTTCCGCGACGAGCGCGTTCACGCCCTTTGCCACTGCCTCGTCGGAGTAGTCGCCGAACAGGCCATTCGACGGAGCCGGGGCTGACGCAGGCTGTGCCGCCGGTGCAGAGGCCGGAGCCGGTGCACCCGAGGCGAGCTTTGCGCGCAGTTCCTCGATCTCCGCTTTGGCCAGACGCGCTTCCTCCCGCGCATCCACCAGCTTCTGGTAGGGGATGGTGTGCTTTCCATCCTTGGCTAGGATCACCGAGTCGGCGCCCTCGGCAGCCGGAGCTGCTGCGGGTGCCGGTGCCGGTGCCGGTGCCGGCGTCGGTGCTGGTGCTGGTGCTGCTGCCGGTGCCTCCACCGGCGCGGGAGCCGGTTCGGCCGCGGCAGGCGCGGGGGCTGGTGCAGCCGGAGCAGCTGCAGGTGCGTCGGTCGGTGCTTCGGTGCCGGCGGCGGGCGCGCCGGATTCCTCTGCACCAGGTGCAGCGGTATCGCCCTCGAGGCCGCCCGTCAGAAGGCGCGCCATCGCTTCCTCGCTCACGTTGCCGTCGGCATCCGCGTGCTTTTCCAAAAACTGCTCGATGTTTGCCATGTTCTCCAGTTCCTTGCCACATCTCGCCGTGGCCGCCAAAGGTCTTGGGTGGTGCTTCGCCGGGATGGCGTTGCTGGAGCGTGATCGTGTCGAGGAAGGAACAGGCGGGCGAACCCTAGTGGGGGGTGGGTTCGCCTACGATTGCGTGCGACAACCGCCTGGAGGGCCCATGAACTTCTCACCCGCAACCACAGCAGCCTTGGCAACCTTGTTCGCAGCTGGGCTGGCAGCTACCGTCTCGCTTGTGGTGTCGGTACTCTCGAAAGAGCAGAAGACGTCTGAATTTCGCCAGCAGTGGATCGATGCCCTTCGGAATGACGTCGCGGAATGGCTGGCGGAAGTCGCCATCGTCTACGCGACGTTTGACAACTTGACTTCCTCCGGGCGCAAGCCGACCCTCGCTGAGACAGAGCAGCGGTATGAGAACTTCCTGCGGCTGCGCATGCTCCGCCTTCGGATAGACCTCCGGCTGAATCCAACGGAGCATGCAGAAATGACCCAAGCGATGAATCAGGTGCGCGACAGCATGAAGGCAAGCTCTGCCGAGAGGATCGTCGCGGCCGACGCCGTCCTCGCGGCGACACAGAAGGTGCTTAGGGCCGAGTGGCGCCGTGTGAAGCGCGGTGAACGCGCTTTCGTCCTGACGAAAATCATCGCCGGAGCAATGGTTTCCGCCGCCATCGTTGTGGCAACTGTGGTGGCTATCAGATCTCTTTAGCCGACGGGCACATTGTCGGTCGTGCGCTGGGTTTCGATCCCGCGGCCGCTGCCATCCATCGGAGAGCCCGGCCCAGGCACAACGGGCGGCAACGCAGGACTGGTGTTCTCCCTGCTGCCTGGCGTGCCCGTGACGTCGTTGACAGCAGCGGGCGGCGGCAGCGCGCCGGGCCCGGGCAGCTGCGGATCGACGCCACCAGCACTTGGCGGCCGGTACCCGGCAGCCTCGGCGACCGCGTCCGCCACCGGCGCCACAGCCGGATTCATGACGATGGTCGCACCGGTCTGGTTGGCCGAGTAGAGGCCCTCGACGTAGGTCTTGAAAGAGTCGGCCAGGATCTTTCCGATCTCGGCGTCCAACTTCTCCTTCGGGTACCGCATCGACAGCTCCTGCAGCTTCAGGTCGCGGGCGTCGGCCATGCGGGCCTGATTCACCGCCTCGTCGATGCGCTGCTGGATCTGGTCCGGCGTCATCTGCTTGGCGGCCTCGCGCACGGCCTTGATGATGTCCTCGCGGTTCGGCAGGTCCATGAGCGCGATCAGGTACGGCATCGCGACCTGCTGGAACTGCGGCGGCATCGCCTTGAAGGCTTCCGACATCGCTGACAGCTGCTGGCTGCGGTAGCTCGGCGTGCTGGGCACATCGTTGAGGGCAACCTTCAACTTGGTGCGCTCGACATCGTTGTCGAGGTACGAGAAGCCGTCGGCGTCCTGCGTGGGCACATTGAGGCGCACATCGAACTCCGGCTTCAGCGGATCCCCCTTGACGCGCACCGTGGTTTCGCGGCCGATCATGTCTTCGACGATCAGCGACAGCAGCAGGTCGCCGACTTCGGCGCGGCTGGTGGCGAAGTTGTCATTGATCTCGGCCAGGGCCTGCGTGCTCTGCTCGAGCTGCGTGGCCTCCTGCAGACCCGAGTTAGCACCGCTTTGCGCGCCCTGCAGGCTGGGCGAGATCCCGCTGACGCGCTGGATGCCGGCGCGCGAGTCCTGCAACATCTGGTACTGCTGCTGGTTCAGTTGGAAGTCGCGCTCCACCTTGAAGGTGGCGCCCGGCTTGGCCATGTGCTCCTGGTTCAGGATGATGTCGGCGTCGACGCGCCCGATCTCACGGCGGAACTGCTCGTCGGTGCCCTTCACGGCGTCCTTGGTGCGGGTCGTGCGCACCGCGGCAAGGCCCCATCGCAGCTTGCTGTTCGTCGCGTTGACGTTGTCCTGCATGTACATCATGCCGCGCACCAGACCATACGGCACGCCGGTGCGGTCTTCCTTCTTCCCCCAGAACGGCACGTAGGGGAACTTCTGGTGCCGGTACCGCGAAGGCTCGTCCGACAGCCGGTGCGGGCCCATCCACATCGCCATACGCATCTTCGGCACGACGGCCCACTCCGGCACCGTGGCGCCGATGGCCACGAACTGCACGTGCATCGGGTTTTGGCGGTCGTACTCGACGACGCGCCCGTCCGGCAGCTTCAGCACCAGCATGCGGTTCCAGCGCCGATACCAGACCTCGAAGAGGCAGACCCGCTTGCCCGTCATGTCGCGCCACTGCTGCTCCTCCACACTCCACCCGCGCTGATCGTCCCATGCGCTGAGCAGGTTGGTGGACGTGCCGCCCTCGGTGGTGCCCAGGCCCTCGTAGATCGGCCAGCCGCTGACCACCTGCCCGATGAGTTCCTTCTGACCAGGGAACATCAGCTTCGCCTGCGCCGTCGGCGTCCAGCGGCGGCGGATCAGGTAGCGGGCATCGCTGAGATCGTCCTCGGTGGCCAGCATGTCCCACCAGATCTCGTTGCGGTGGATCGCCTTGCAGCGGTACGGGAACTTGAAGGGATCGGGGTTACGGCTGACCTCGACCCAGCCGATGCCCGCGGCGACCTGCGTCTTGAAAGCATCGGAGCATGCCTTGTCGGCCTTGCTGTGGCGCTCTGCCTGGTTCAGCTTGTAGTTGAGCGCTGTCGCGACCTGGTCGCCGCTGTCGCCCTCTCCTTCACCGTCGGGCAGCACACGCCAATCCGCGCGCGTCTTCGCCTCCAGGCCGAGCACCGCATCGATGGCCGGGCCGATGAGAGGCTCGATGGCCGGCGGCATTCCGATCTGCTGCTGGCGCTGCAGGATCTCGGAGCTGAGCTGGTTCCCGTCGTAGTATTCCATTTCCCGGTCGGCCTTGGCGCGCCAGGCCGGCTGTTCCTCGACCTCGTGGAAGAAGTCTGTGAACTCCGAGAGCGTGAGCGCACCGGTGTTGAGATCGGTGTCGGGCGTGCTCGGGCTGGGGCCGTTGAGTGCGGTGGTCGGTTCAGTCATGGTGGCTCTCAATAGCGCCAGTCCGGCGCCTCACGTGGCGAGGTCTCCTGCAGGGCGACGACCTCGGGGATGTCAGAAAGGAAGGTTTGGGCGACGCTGTCTCCCTTGTCGGGAGAACGGCCGAGCTCTTCTCGGATCTCGTCCTTGTCGCGGATCAGGACTGCGGCGAAGCGGCCGAGTTGCACGACCTTGTAGCGAATGGCGCAGAGATCCGCGAGCAGCTCGTCGTCGGGCGGCAGAGCGACCGGATCCTCAGCGGTCGGGTCGAGCGCCTCGCGCAGCAGCCAGTACATCTCGGCGCGCTTGTTGCGAAAGCGCAGATTGCCGGTCTTGTCCATGGCGTCGCTCTTCTCCGAGCCGACTACAGGCACGCAGAGCACATTGATGCCCTTCAGGAAGTCGAGCACTGAGACGCCGACACCGATGGCGTCGATCGCGACCGGCGCACCGTTGCGGATCAGCGGGATCACGAAAGCAGCGCCGGTGGGCCCGTCCTTGGTGACGACCCCGGGCACCGTCACCAGCTCGTCGAACCAGCTGCCGTGACGGCGCGCCGCCGAGGACTTGTCGATGCCGCCGCGGGCGACGTCGTAGCCCACGACCGTCATCGGCCCCTTGTTGTCTTTCGGCTTCCAACGCGCCTGCGCCGCCTTGATCCACTCCGTGGGGATCAGCTGCCAGACCGGATCGGTGCGCCCGGCCATGAAGTCGCCGCGCAGCATCTGCGAGCGCAGCGGCTCCGGTAGCGCCTGCAGCGTGGCCTTGTAGCCTGTCAGGCTGAGGTAGAGGTTGTCGTCGACGCTGGAAGGGATGAAGGTCCGGCTCTTCGGCTTCATCAGCTCCTTGCCGACCATCACGGGCTCGGGCCCGGGGACCTCCTGGTCCTTGCCGTTGGTGTCCGTCACGAACCACCGCAACTCGCCCGACTTCGCGGGATTCGGGTGCTTCGGGTCGAGCCACGGCGCCCAGAACCGGATGACCCATTCGCCCTCGGAGCTGGTCGGCGGGTTGCCGGCGCAGATCACGCGCTGGCGCACCTTCGGGTTGTCGGTGCGCATCCAGCCGATGAGCGTGCGGAACTGCAGCTCCAGGAAGTGGGTGATCTCGTCGAAGAGCTTGGCGTCATGCGGCCGGCCCTGATACTTCATCCAGTCGTCGGCCTCGCGCACGCTGCCGAGCTCGAGCACGCGCTTGCCAGGCAGGCGCCAGACGCCGTCCTGGCTGTTGTAGCCCTTTCGGGTGCCGAGGATCTTGCCCATGCGCTCCTCGATGCCGACGAGCTGAACGGCCTCGCGCCGGAAGATGATGCTGTGTTCCTGCTCGGTGAGCGCTGCGCCGAGCAGCAGATCGGTCTTGCCGCCGCCCGCGGAGCCGCCATAGAACAGGATGTCGGCCTCGGACTGCAGCGCCGCCATCTGCGGCCCGACTTGCGGCATCCACAGCGGCAATCCCTCGGTGAGCAGCAGATCGAGCTCGGCGCGCTCGCCGTCCGAAAGGAACGGCATCAGCTTCACCAACTCCGGGACGTCGATGTCATGCGCCATCGGCCGCCCTCTTCCGCGCGATCTCGAACAGCGCAGCCAGCCGGCTGGCACGCTCCGCGTCGGTCAGCTTGCTGACGATGCCGCCCTCGTCCGGCGCGATCTTGTCGATGCCGTAGGCCTCGCGCTCGCCCTTGCGCAACTTCTCATCGATCTCGGTCAGCTGCTTCAGCAGTCCGACGCGGGCGGCGAGCGCCATCTGCGTCGGGGCCTCCTGGGATTCGGATGCGGCCTGGTCAGCCGTCGCTTTCCCTACGGGCTTCGCCGCGCTCTCCAGCTCGACCAGTTGGGCGTCTCGCAGCGCAGACAGCCTCGTCAGGCCGGCGCGGTGCGCGATCTGCACGCGATAGATGGCGTTCGCGTTGGCGTCGATGACGTCCTTGTCGGGGATTCGGTTCGCATTGCGCACCTCAGTGCGAACCGCCTCATTGCGTACCAGTTCGTCGGCCTTGGCCTGAATGGCTGCGGAGAGGTCCCGAGACCAGTTCTCGCGGTTGGCGCGCTTGCGGATCGCTGCTTCGGAGAGACCATGCTCCCGGGCGATCTGGCGCACGCTTTTCACGCCGGCGCGGTAGTCGGCCTCGATGGTTGGCCAGTGGGCTGTCGGCTTGTCGGAATCTGGTTCGCGCGCGTCTGTCATGGACCGGGATGATTCCGGGTGCGCACGGCTCGTGCGAACCCTACCGGGGGGACAACGCAACTGCATTTACCCGACCATGCTGGGCAGAGCCGAAGTGGCAAACTTGAGAAAACTATCGAGGAGGGCCAATGGCCACGTTTTCCCAGCGAGTCGGTCTAAAACCCTTAGAGAAAGCCATTCAACTGCAGGCTATAGACCAAGACCTGCGAAATGCGCTTTGGAACGTCATGGACATCTACGCTTGGTCGGCGTACCGCCCGTATGACGGGTACCAATATGAGGACGCCACCGACAGGGTTGAGCGACTGGTGGTCGGGATCTTCCTAAGGCTATACAAGATGGCGCACGACGCCATGCCCAAACTCAAAGATGCGAAATACGGAGAGCAGAAGGCCTTCCCGTGGTTGCGCCAAGTGGTGATGAATGGCGAGTGGCACGAGGTCTACGACCTAGTCGACTTCATTGCCCGTGAGGCACACCCATCACTACAAAAAACACTCGTCCCGGCTTTCAACTCGGCTCTGACTCGAGAAAACGCAGCCTACCGGTTCGTCAGCGGTGAGTTGGTGGAAATCACCGAACGTTCCGAGATTGAAGCGATTGAGTCAGCCATCAGCAAGGGCTCACGAGACTCGAAGGCTCACCTGGAACGCGCACTACAACTGCTGGCCGATAGAAAAGCGCCGGACTATAGGAACTCAATCAAAGAGTCGATTTCGGCGGTGGAGAGTGTCTGCAAAGCGATCGCGGGAAATCCGGCAGCAACGCTGGGAGATGCCATGAAACAGCTCAAGAAGACCCGCACTGTGCATCCCCTGCTGGAGCAGGCGTTGATCAAACTCTATGGATACACGAACGATGCTGGCGGCATTCGACACGCCCTGACCGAAGCCTCTGTCGACGTGACCAGCGAAGACGCCAGGTTCATGCTTGTGGTCTGCTCGAGTTTCTGTAGCTATCTTTGGGCTCTTTCGGCCACGTCGTCCTAAGAATTCTGGGCACAAGCCGAATGTGCCGGTTGCCTCCGGCGCTGCTCTCGCGGCAGCGGCTTCAGCCCATAGGGCGAATCAGGTCGACGGGCACATACGCCAGCCCGGCATCATGCGGGGGCGTTCCCGCTTGGCCAAGCGCAGGGCGTAGGCACAGAACTGCAGCAGTTCGACCGGTCGCGCCACCAGCTGCAGTGCCGGCTGTTCGAACGCGGCCGGCACGCTGGCCACGAAGTCGCAGGTGAAGCGGTAGACCGCAGTGCAGACCGTGGTGACGCGATCGACCACGGCGGCGGCACCGCTGGCCATTACCGCCAGCGCGGCGACAGCGAGATGGAGGAAGCGGGATCGGGAGAAGTGCATGGGAGTCCTCGAAGGTTGATGCCGCGGCTACCGGCGGGAGCCCCTTGCCATGACGGGGACGGCCGCATCTTCTGACCGCCCCGCTGGACGGGCCAACCCTACTGGGGTGCGCCAGCGCCTCTGCTACAGGATGCGAGCTTTCATCATCGACTCGGCCTTGACGTAGCGGATGCGGGCCTCGGCATCGCACCACCACTGCATGGCTGCGGTGGGGCCGGCCTCCCAGTCCGGCGGGTCCTCGAACATCACGGCCTTGGCGCTGGCCGTGGAGATATTGCCGTTGGCGTCACGACCGATGGCGGCCGTGGTGGCGAAGTGGTCGCGCAGCGCGGCGTCGCGCGTGGCGGCATCGATGTGACTGCCGATCCACTGCAGAGCCTGGTCTTGCGTGCACTCGCCCTTGGCAAGCATGGCGAGGATTTCTTCGATGCTGGGAATCATGATGCTTGACTTCTCGGTTGATGGGCTCTCGCCCGGGGTTGTGGCCTCTCGGCCGATTACAAGAACTGGATCTCGGCCTGCTTCGGCAGGCGCTGCAGGCGGCGAATGACTTCGTCCTGCTGGTCGACGCGGTGCTGGGCCAGGGCGAGCTGGCGCCTGAGATCCGCGATGGCGTCGGTGAGCTCTCGCGCACCCTGCAGGCTGGTCATCTCCTCCGAACTGCCGCGGAACAGGCTGCCAATGCGGCGGCAGTCGGCGGGGTTCAGGTCGAGGCAGGCGTCGCCGACCTCCAGCTTGGCCATGCCGCTGGGCAGTACGGTCAGCGAGATCGCTTGGGCCGCCGGCAGCTCCTCGACGGGCTCGAAGACGCCGGGCGAGACCCTGCGCAGACGACCGTCCTCCAGCATCCGCTTCACGTGGTCGTCGACCACGCTGTAGCTCTGGCCCGTCATCTCCTTGACGACGGAGCGCGTGGCGATGCGGCCGGCGTTGTGCAGGTCCTGGATGGTCTGGAACACCAGCTCGCCGACACCACGGCGCACGGGCTGAGACGGCTTCTGGATCATTGAACTCCTGATTGCTGAGGAACGGCGCGGCTGCGCACGCTGCGCTCCCGGTCGATCGCTTTCTGGACGGCGCGCTGGTAGGTAGACAGGTCCACGCTGGTGCGCTGCAGGTCGTGGTACTCGTAGAGGTCGCGCACGGCCTGCAGGTCGGGGCCCGTGGCACCGAGTCGCCCTGTCGCCGCATGCCGCTGCGCGGCCGACTGAAGGAAGCGTTCGACCAGTTCGATGGTCGGCAGGACCTCGGGCCCGACACCGAACTCGACGAGCACGCGGGCGGGCTGCACCACGGCCTGGATCGTCGACCAGTGGTCCCACGTCGCGCGGCCGAACTGAAATGCATCGAGAGCAGCGTTTTCGAGCTTGCGCAGGAGCGCGAGCCGCTGATCGTCGATGGTGCAGGCGCCGGCGATCGCGACCTGGGTGGCCAGCGGGTCTATTCCCCAGTGCTTGCGGCGGCAGCGCTTGCGCATGCTGTGCTCCTCGTGAAACGGAAGCCGACCTGCCCTTCCAGGCGCTCCAGCCGGCCGGCGCGCACCAGCGCCTGAACGTGGTCGTTCGCCGCGTTCGGGCTGGCATAGCCGAAGTGGCGCGCAATCGTCGGCATGGTGGGCATGTTGTCGTTCGCGGCCTCGTACTCGACCATGAAGGCGAGGATCTCCTCCTGCTTGGCGGTGAGCTTTGTCGTCATGCCGGCATCCTTTCGCGAATGAGTTCGGGCTGGATCACGGGCAGCGGCACCGGCTTGCGCAGCACCATCTCGTCGACGGCGTCGTCGCCGGGATCGCGGATAGGCCGCAGGTAGGCGTCGCCGATGACCATCGGCAGCCTGTCGTCGTGGCCGTCCACCAGCCAGCAGTCCTGGCCGCGGTCGTGGCTGATGCAGCCGTTCTTGGCGCGCACGGCGCCGCCGCGATGCGCTTCGATGACGGTGACCGGGAGCCCTCGCATGGAGCGGTCTCGATACGGCGCCACGATGTGGGCCAGATCTCCGGGGCGGCAGTTCATGGCAAATCTCCTGTTTCGGGTTCGGCCCAGCGCGGCAGGTTCGCCGGCCACAGGCCCAAGGCTTCAATCTGGCGGCGGGTATCGGCGCCCCAGGCGGGTTCGATGAGGCGTCGAGCAGCCTTGGTCATCAGCGCGTGCTGGTCGAACCGCAGGTGACAGCCCCGAACACCAGGCCGGTCGCAACACAGCGGAAAGCAGAGCCGGTCGTCGGTCTTCGTGCCGGCGCCCTTGTCGGTGTTGGGGTGGGCGGCCTGGCTGTAGCCGTCGATTCCGCAGACCTTGCAGGGCAGCAGCGCGACGAGCCGACGGTACTTCTCGCTCTCGACGGGCACGACCTTCGGCACTGGCGCCGCTGGCGCTGGTGCCGCGTAGGTGCCGCGCCGGATCGCTGCCGTGAGCGTGCGGGCGCCGAGCGCAACCCGAGATGGGCGCGCTGGAGGCAGCCGGCGCTTGAAGCCCTTGCCGCGTGGCATCGGAGCGCGTCTCACGGCTGGCCTCCGTCGTCATCCCGGCGGGCCAGCACCGACTCCAGCATCTCGGCGCGCTTCGCTGGCGACAGGTGCGGCCAAAGCCGGCGCTGCGCGAACGGGGTCCGCAGGAAGGCCAGCATCGCGGCGTGGACCTCGCGCATCTCGTCGTCGCTGCACTGGTCGTAGGAGGTGCTGCGCGGCACGAAGCGCAGCGCGCCACGGGGCCCGACCTGGTAGTCGCCCCACGCGGCGCCGACCTTGAGCCAGTCCCGGAAGGGCTCGAGCTGCGCCCAGCGCTCCTGGCTCTCGAAGAGGCGCTGTTCCATGCCCATGTGCATGCGGTGGTAGGGCCCGGAGCGCTCGACCACGTTGTCGAACTGGAAGACCTGGCCGACCTCGGCCTTCATGATCCGCGACCAGAACCGCCGCCAGCGGGTGTTGTGCTGCTCGTTGAGACCCCGGATGCCGTCGAAGATGAACCGGCGCACGATCGAGAGTTCGTGCTCGGACCAGCCGGCCAGCGGGTGGGCCTTCATGATGAGGATCGAGGATGGTTTCGTCATGCCGTCACTTTCGAGACGCGGAAGAGGACGCCGCCGAGCGGGATGCGGTCGCCGATGCGCACGAGCAGGGGCGATGCGCGATCGCCGGAGACCTGCAGGACGACGGTGCGCCAGCGGCCGCGGCCGGTAGGAACGAGGTGCAAAGTCATCGCGCCGGCACCTCCATGGGGATCGCGGCCTGGCACGGCAGCGCGGCGGCGCTCTCCTCCCGAACCTTTGCCAGGACCTGCGCGTAGACGTCGGGGTGCTGGCGGTCGAAGTCGAGCCCGGGCCCGCGCGTGAACTGCCCGGGCTGAGCGGAGGGAACGAGCCAGCCGCCGGGCCCAGTCCAGCGCCGGGGATCGATCCGCTGGGCCTTGAAGTCCGCGCGCGTTACGAAGCCGCGCAGCTCCAGCGTGGCCACGATGCGCAGCGCCGCGATCTTCCACTTCGTGAGCTGCACCGGGGCGCTGGCGCCGGCGACGACATCGGGCACGAACTCCGGCACCTCGCAGCGCTGGCGCGGCGACCAGTAGTGCCAGCCCCCGTTCCAGTGCTCCATGCCAAGCTCAGGGGTGAACGAAGTCCGAATGGCGCCGCGCAGGGGACGGATCACCATCAGGCCGAGCGCGGCACAGATTCCGTCGTATGTGGAATCCGAGTCCGGCACCAGCACCGCGCGATAGTCAGGCCCACGGTCGTGCCAGCACTCCCACGCTTCGGGGATGCATTGCGCCAGCACCTTCAGGTTCGCCTTCAGCTTGGCCTGCACGCCGATTTGCGTGCCGTCCTCGGCCACCAGCAGGATGTCCCAGCCTGCGGTCTCCGCGTAGGCAGTCCAGCGCGGGCCGCGCGCGCAAGCCGACTCAGCTGCGACCCAGCGGATGAAGTCGGCGCAGAGATCCGACTCGAGCGCGTAGAGCGGAGTCTTTTTCATCGAGCTGCCCTCCGGCGCCGGGACGCCCATTGCCAGCTCCAGATCCGCGCGTCGGGCTCGATGTGCTCGGGGCCAGGCAGCACGATGCAGTGCAGCGTGCGGGTCCCTCCGACGCGCAGGACCTGGTAGAGCCTGCCGGTGGCCATGCAGAGCACATCGCTCGGGCTTGGCACGTCGCCGAAGGCAACGCGCAGCTTCACAGGATCCCAAGCCTGCTTCATGCCGGGATGCCCTCGTTCGGCGCCGCGGCGTTGAGGTAGATCACCCGCATCTCCAGCCGCTGGGCGATGTGGTGCTCCAGCGATGCGCCCCTGCTCCACTCCCAGCCGGGCAGCATCAGGATGGCGTCGCAATCGACGAGCTGCTTGATGTCGGCGCGCATGCAGGGCAGCCAGCCAGCGGTCGGGTCGGCGTTGATCTCGGCCGGGTTCACCACCTCCAGGCCCTCGGCGCGAAGGCGCGCTGCCTCGCGGTGGAACAGCGGGAAGTTCAAGTCCGGCTTTCCGGTCATGGGCCCGGCGATGTAGATGCGCTTCATGCCGTGGCTCCCAGCAAGTCGCCCTGCTCCTGGGCCGGCGGGGCCGGATCGAGCAGTTCGACACGCACTGCGACGCCCGGCACCATGCTGTAGCGCTTCGAAACCGCGAGTTCGACGGCCTGCACGTCATCCTTCCAGACGACACCGTTCATCGCGTCGAAGATCGCCTTGATGACGTTGTCGGCGTCAGGCTTGGTGGTCGGCCGAATCTCGCCCGCGGCAGCCGCGCGTTGCTTCTTCTGCGACCAGCTCGCGGGGATCTGGCAATCGATGCGCAGCTTCACCTCGCAGGCGCCTTCCAGCAGCGCCGCGCCGGCCATCGCCTGCTGCGCGGCCAGCGCCACGAGGCCTTCGTAGTTCACTGTCTTCTCGGGGGTGAACATGCGGGCGTGCGCACCCACCTTGCCGATGCGAGGACGCCCCTTGCCAACAGGCTGGCCGGGAACATGGAAATGCAGAATCACAGTTCGGTCCCTTTCGTGCGCACGAGCGAAGTCGGACGGTCTCCCATCCAGTTGCAGAATTTCACGGTGTCTCCTGTGTATTGCGCGTCGACGATGCCGGTCTGACCGTCACGCTGTTTGCCGACGATGATTTCGGCGTAGTGCTTCCACTCCGGGCCCAGGTCGGGCTTCGCGTGCGCGGGCCGATGGACGAAAGCAATGATGTCGGCGTCCTGCTCGATGTCGCCGCACTCCCTCAGGTCGGCCATGATCGGCCGCATGTTGGGACGCTTCTCGACCTCGCGGTTGAGCTGCGCCAGCAGCAGGACGGTGCAGTCCAACTCCTTCGCTAGCGCCTTGATGCCGCGGCTGACCTCCCCGAGCTGCGTGGCCCGGTTGGCCTTGCGGTCGGTGCCCTCCATGAGCCCGATGTAGTCCACCACCAGTAGGCGCAGACCGTGGCGGCGCTTCAGCGAGCGGGCCTTCGAGCGGAGCTGGTTGATGTTCAGCGCGGTCTGGTCGTCGATGAACATCGGCAGCTGGCGCAGATGCTCGACGGTGCGCGTCATCTCGCCCCAGTCGTAGTCGGTCAGCCGCTCCGGGCGCTTCAGCTTGTGCAGGGGGATGCCGGAACGCATCGACACCACGCGGGTGGTCAGCTGCGCTTTCGGCATTTCCATCGACAGCACACCCACCGGCTGGCATATGCCGCAGATGTGGTCCGCGATCGACATCGCCAGCGCGGTCTTGCCCATGCCGGGCCGGCCAGCGATCACCACGACCTCGCCCTTGCGGACGCCACCGTCGAGGCGGTCGTCGAGATCCTTGATCCCGGTGGAGAGGAAGTCCTCTTCGCCATCGGCGCGGCGCTGGATGCCGTCGAGGAACTCCACCATGCCGGTGTCCATGCCCTGCCAGGCATCGCTCTTGTTGACCTCGAACAGCGGCGTCAGCAGCGCGGTGGCCTGGTCCAGCGTCTCCTCGAACCCGACGCTGCGCTGGCAGGCCAAGGCATGGATCTCGGTGCTGACGCCCATCAGCTTGCGGCGCAGCGAGAAATCGCGCACCGTCAGCGCGTACTGCCGGGCGCTGGACGCGCTGGGCACGTACTGCGCCAGCGCGTTCAGGTATGGCAGGCCGACGACATCGTCCTTGCGGATGCGCTGCAGCTGGTCGAAGACGGTGAAGACGTCAACCGGCTTGGAGGCGTTGAGCAGGCTGCTGATGGCCTGGAAGACCAGCCGGTGCTCCTGCCGGAAGAAGTCGGCTTCCTCCACCAGGTCTCCGACGCGGTCCCACATTCCGTTGTCGAGCAGCAGCGCGCCGAGCAGCGTGGACTCCGATTCCGGGCTCCACAGCACGGCCGGCGACAGTAGGGTGTCATCGACGCGGTCGTTCATGGCTGATCCGCCGTTTCTTCGATGACCTTCTTCATGCCGCGGCTCGAAAGCAGGTACTCGATGCTGCAGCGCCAGTTCTGGTGGTCAGGCGAGCGCGGTCCCCGGCCCATGATGAAGTCGTTGTTGCGGGCACGGCCGAAGTACTCGCGCGCCCAGTCCAGCACCTCGGCGTCGTTGGTCGCCCGTGGCGTTCCGTCCTGCCGCTTCGAGGTCAGCACCCATTCGCGGAAGTCGCGCAGCGCCTGGTCGCGGGCCTTGTCCATGACCCGGACACCCGGCAGTTCGGGCAGCACCTCGTGGTAGAGGTCGACCAGCCCGGTCATCCACGTCGGCAGGTTGTCTGCCGACATAGGAGCTTTAGCTCCTTTTCTTTTCTTCTCTACTCTTCTCTTCTCTGTGGTGACGGCGTCACGTGACGCGTCACGATTTCCGTCACGCTGCGTGACGTCACGCTTTGTGGCGCCGTTTTCGCCTTCTTCAGCACTCTTTTTCTTCTGCCGCTCCCGATACTCACGCGAGCGATCGGCCCCGGTTTTGGCGCCGGTCGAGCGCTCCTTGCCGACGGTGTTGTGCTCATTGAAATTGGCGAACCTGAGGCCTTCTCCATTGGGAAGAAGTTCAATCCAGCCGACGGCTTGCATCGCTCGTCCGAGGCCGGGCACGCCCGACATCGAATCGATCTCGAACAGCCCTGCGCCCTCCAAAAAGCCATCCTCGCCGGCGCAGTCGTTGGCTTGAGACCAAAGCGGAACTGACGCACCAACAACGATCCGCGTGACGATTCCAACGTCAATGGCGTGACGTAGAGCGTGACGGTCCGTGACGTTCGGCGTGACGGAAAGAACGCCGTTTTCGTCACGCTCCGTCACGCTCTGTGACGCGTGACGCGATGGTCCGTTACGCAGGGTGATGCCGAACCATTCCTGAAACTCGGCATCCTCCAGCAGCGCGCGCGCCGTCCTGATGACCTTCGGATTTGTCAGCAGGCTGGCCCGCATCTTGATCCAGCTCTCAGCCACCAACGACCTCCCTGGCCTCGCCCTGGATGCGCGCGGCGGCGCCGGCGGCGGCGAAGTAGCTGTCGCCCTCATCCTCGGCCTGCAGGATCGCGGCTTCGCGTGCGGCGATCAGCGCCTCCATCTCGCGCCGGTGGCGGTGCGCGCCGGGCAGGTCTCCCAGCGCCATGCAGATCTCGATGCCGAGACCTTCGGCCTGGATGAGGTGGGCACGCTGGCGATGCACCAGCTCCTGTAGCCTGGTCATGCTGTGAGCTCCTCCAGGTCGAAGAGGCTGGGTGTGCTCATCTCTCGAGCCATGGCCTCGCAGAACATGACGCCATCAGCGAAGTAGCTGGGGCTGAGCTCGCAGCCGCGGCCGCGCCGGCCGGCCTTGATGGCTCGGTAGGGCACCGTCATCAGGCCGCCGAAGGGGTCGTAGACCTCGTCGCCAGGGTTCGAGTACTGCGCGATCGCGCGGTCGGCGATGTCGAACTGCATCGGGCAGAGGTGCATCTCGCGGCCGGCGGCGGACTGCGCGTTGTTGAGGGTCTGCATCCGCGTTACGTCGGTCCAGACCTCGTCGTGCCAGGACTGCGGCTGCAGGAGCATGAACGAGGGCGGCAGCATGCCCTTCGCGGCCAGGGCCTCGCCCAGCGCGACGTCGTGCTCGAAGTCGAAGACCTCACTCAGCGAGTGCGCCTTGAAGAGCTTGAAGATCTGGTCCGCGGGCAGGCCGACAAGGTCCTCGGGCTGCAGCAGCCGATTGCCGCTGGAGCGCGTGAAGCCGTGGGCATCGAGCTGCCACCGGGCCCGGGAGTACTTGGCCTTGTCCTTGACCACCGGGACATCCGCGTAGCCGCGGCTGGCGTCGGTCGGCGCCTTGCGGAACAGCAGCAGGTACTCGTTCATGCCGAAGCCCATGCGGGAGCCGTCCTTGCATTGCTCCGTCCAGCCCAGGCGGTAGGTCTGCGAGTTCTCGCGCACCACATCGGTGACGATGGTCTTGCGGCCAATGAAGTGGAAGCCGTGCTTGCGGAAGCACGCCACGGTGTCGAGGTCGAAGGGGTACTCGGTCTGGAAGCCGACGCCGGGCACCATGCCGCTGGGCACGATCCGGTTCTTCACGTGGATGGCGGCCACCCGACCGGGCTGCAGCACCCGCAGCAGCTCCGGCACCAGGAAGTCCATCTGCTGGAAGAAGTGCTCGTTGTTGTCGGTGTGGCCGAAATCGGCGTAGTTCGGCGAGTACTCGTACTGCGTACTGAACGGGATCGAGGTCAGGATTAGGCCCACGCTGTCGCTGGCCATGCGCCGGGTCTCCTGCACGCAGTCCTCGTTCACGACGGTATAGCCGGGCCCAGTGACTTCCACGCGGGGGACACCCATGGCGCGCGCCAGGGTCTGGGCCATCGCGATTCGCGACAGGCCGTAGGTGCGGATGATTTCGCTCATCTTTTGCCTCAGTTCGATGTCTTGTTGCCACTTCCGCTCGAGGTTGCGGCGCACCTCCCGCTCGGCTTCCGTGTAGATCAGGTCGACGCGCACCGTGTGCTCCTGCAGGAAGCGCTGCACGCGGTGGATCGCCTGGATGAAGTCCTTGAACTTGTGGCCGATGCCCAGGAACACCTCCCAGTGGCAGTGCCGCTGGAAGTTGCAGCCCGAGCCCAGCATCACCGGCTTGCCGGCGAGTTCCTGGATGCGGCCGTCGGCGAAGGCGATGACCGAGGCCTCGCGCTCGTCAAGGTCCTGGGAGCCGTAGACGGTCACCACCTCGGGCATGGCGCGCTCGATCGCGTGCCGCTCGGCCTCCAGGTCGTGCCAGATCACGCGGTGTGCGGTGGGGTCCTCGGCGCGGATTTCCTGCAGCTTGGCCAAACGCTGCGGCAGGCTGTCGCGCTTCTCGCGGGCAGCATCGACGACGCCGATGGCCTGGTGCTTGAACATCAGGCTCTGGCCGCGGGAGTCGGCGCCGGCCTCGGTGTGATCGCTCGGGATCTCGTGCCAGCGGACATCCAGGTCCGGCAGGACGTAGCCCTCGTCCGAGAAGCTGGGATCAAGGTCCGACGGCAGCTGCACGAACAGGGCCCAGCTCGCCATCCAGAGCCAGAACTCGCGCTCCTTGTGCGGGTGGATGGTGAGCTGGTCTGCCTTCTCGCTGTTGCGCTTGAAGAAGCGCGTCTTTGCCTGGCCGACGTCCATCACGCCGAGGTAGGCACAGTAGGCCAGCAGCTCGACGTACTCGTTCGGGCTTGGCGTCGCCGTGGCCACGAAGCGATACGGGACACCGCGGCTGCGGACGCGCACCTTCATGCTGCGACGGTCGTCACCGGCGAAGAGCGCCATGAACTCCCGGAAGGTCTTGCTGCCGCCGAAGCCGCGCAGGCAGTCGGCCTCGTCAAGGCTGACCACGGTGAAGGCCTCGGGGTCGAGCTTTCCATCACGCACGGTCTCGTAGTTCGTGATGTAGATGCCCTCGGGGTCGTCGCACTCCTCGATGGAACGGATGAACTTCAGCTCCGGCACCCTGCCCGGGCCGAGCGCCTGCCAGGCCTTGAGCTCGGCGCGCTGGGCGCCGGAGAACTTCGGGTCGTCACCGGTGGCCAGCTTCAGGGCGTCGCGGATGAACTCCTGGCGTACGCCCAGGGGCAGCACGATGAGCCCCATGCCGCCGGCGCGGGCGCGGACGATGCGCACGATCTCGATCTGGCCGAAGGTCTTGCCGAGGCCGAAGCGCGCGAAGATGGCGCGCCGGCCACCAGCAACGGCCCAGCGCACGATCGCCTTTTGGAACGGCGCCAGCAGCGGGTTGATCTCGGAGTCATCGATCTCGAAGCCGAGCGACGGCGCCAACTGCATCTTCGAGCGCAGGAAGTCGGCGTAGTCCATCAAACCCCCGCCCATGCCGTGGCCAGGGCCGGCCGCATGCGGATGGCGCGCTGCACCGATGTCTCCGCGGGGATGAAGTCGTCGTTGGGCGGAAACAGCGCCGCCCGGCCCTTGGCGGTGGGCACGAAGCGCGCGATGTCGCGCCGCGATGCCGTCGGATTCGCGCGCTCGATGAGCCCACGCGCCTTCAGGTGGGAGGCCTTCCCCATCAGCAGGTGCGTCTCGATGCCGGTGGCGGCCTCGATCTGGGAGTAGCTGGCGCCGTCGCTGTTTGCCGCGGCCAGATCGTGGATCACGCGCAGCATGATCTGGAGCTGGGTGTCTCTCATGCCGCGACTCCACGCAGGGCTTCGGTGAGCACGCGCTTGTCATGGCGCAGTTGAGCGTTCTCCTCGCGCGCGATGCGCAGCTCACGCTCGAGCTCTGTCTCGCGCCGGCGCAGGCTGGAGAGGTCGTAGCCGCGCGCCATGTTCATCCACAGCAGCGGCGCGTCGTTGCCGCAGTAGTCCATCACCGCGCACAGCTTTGGGAAGATGACGCCCTCCTGCCCGGACTCCCAGCGCGACCACTGCGCCTTGTCCATCTTCAGTTCGGCGATGACCTCTTTGGGCTCGTAGCCAGCAGCCTTGATGCAGAGCCCGATGGCTCCGCCCAATGTCTTCTCCCGCGCGATCTCCTGAACGGTCACGGCGGAGGGGAAACCGAGTTGGTTCACAACGCTCCTCGAATCTGTTGAGTGGTGTTGAGAGGCTTGCCGGGCCAAAACTGAAGGCCATGCAAGACGCAAATTTCGAAAGCGGCCGCGAGGGCTGGCACCACATTCACGACCTGGCGCTGGAGCTGCTGGTGCAACTGGCCGCGCTGCGCGTTGACGCGACGGCCGGCAGCGCCGATGAGGGGTGCCCGCCCGCTCGCGGGGTAGAGTCCGGTCACCACAACACGGACCCCGCGAGGGGCGAACATGAAAACCTTCAGCATCGACATCGAAGCGGCAAGTGCAGCCTCGTACGAAGCGGGAATGACGCGGGTCATTGCCCAGGTGACGGTGAGAGCCGGCGAGCCTTCCCCGGAGAGCTTCAGCGACCTGCACATGTCGGAGAAGACGATGCGACGGCTGCACGAGATATTCGGCAAGATCATTCGCAACCTCGACGAGCACTCGGCGACCAGATAGCCCGAAGCACCGAGGCTTCGTCGCTGCTCAAAGAGAGCGCCACATGCCCAACCTCCAGGCATGCGGCACCGCCGGCAAGCCAGGTCAACGTGATGGGGCGAGCGGCACCACCAGCAGGTGCCAGCGGTTTCTTCGGGGTGCTCTGGGTCGCGGGCTCCGGCTCGGGTGGCTCGCGGAATCCGGCGGCACGCGCGATCGCGTCTGAGGCCGCGCCGTGGGCGTCGAAGCTGCTGTTGAACAGCTCGATCCCATTGGCCCACTTCGAATTGATGATTTGCGCCGCGCGCATCGCGGCGAGTGCGGCCTCGACGCGACCGACAGAGCGCTTCGCCCGGATCAGCGCTGGCGTGCGCGGGCCCTTCTTCTGGGTGCTGCGCATGTCAGGCGGCCTTCGGTGTGGCGTCGGTTGGAAGGACCGGCAGATCCGCGTTGCCGTAGATGTGGTCGAAGGTGATCGACCGTCCGCGGCTCTCCGCATAGACGATCAAGGCCTTGGCGTTCGGGGGCGGTACGGTTTGACCCTTCTCGTATGCGGCGATGTTGCTTTGCGAGCATCCGATCCCCTTGGCCAGTTCAGCCTGGGTGACACCGAGCCATTCGCGAATTGCTTTGATGGGATTCATGGGCTCAAAGTATCAGCGCCGCTGATTCTCTTGTCAATCAGCGGCGCTGATTTCAAGGTAACAGCGTCGCTGATCCTTGGTGCATGAGTGCAGACAAGGAAAAGGACCCCAGAAAGGCGCAGGTCACGGAAGAACATCGCGCTGAGGCGCGCGCATTGAAGGCGATCTGGGATCGCGTCAAGCCTTCTAGCCAGGGTGAGTTCGGAAAGGAATTTGGGATTGGCGGTCAAAGTGCCGTGGCCAACTTCCTGACGGGTCAGTCAGCCCTGAGCCTGAAGGCAGCCGTTGGTTTCGCCAATGGGCTCGGCTGCAAGATCCGCGACTTCAGCAAACGCCTCGCGGTTGAGGCGCACCGCACCGCTGATGCCGCCGGCCTAGTCAGCGACGAAGACAGCTACCTCATCCCCCGACTTGACGTCTTAGTTGGTGCTGGAGATGGGCGTATGACGAGTTCAGAGGACGAAATCGGAGGGCTTTCTTTCCGACGCGACTTTCTTCGTGAATGCGGTATCTACACGCCGCACGAGGGGGTCATCGTGAACGTCAGGGGCGAGAGCATGGGCGACACCATTGCCGATGGAGCTGTCATCCTTATCAACAAGAAGGTCAAGTCCCCCGAGCACAGGAAGATCTTCGTCTTCGTCAAGGACGAGGGGCCCGTAGTGAAACGGGTGATCCATGAGGGTGATCGTTGGATCGCCCGTTCCGACAACGAGAACAAGCGTCGCTACCCAGACTTCCCGTTCGAGGCCGGTCAAACGCTCGTTGGGAAGGCAGTCTGGATGGGCACCAAACTATGAAGACCAGCGGCTATCTTGCAATGGTGCTGACGCTCGCCACCGCAGTCGGGGCCTTCGCTCAGTCGCCATGGGTGGAGTTCGCGAGTAACGATGGCAGTACGGCCTACTTCGATCAAACCTCAATCAGACCAGACCTGACGCGCGAGGTTGCCTATTTCGCGTGGTGGCGCTCTGATCTGCGCTCACCATCCGTCGTCGACGGCAAGGCCTACAAGTCCCATTTGGCCAACTATCGGGTGGATTGCATGAGACGCACACTGCAGCAACAAGAGATATTTTTTCTCTCGGCATCTGGAACGCAGGTCGCACGCGACGGAGGCTCTGCTGAAGCCCTTCCCATGGCCGACACGCTCGGCGAAACTTTTGTGAAGGTCGTCTGTGCACGCGCCGGCAGGTAAAGCGGCACTCTTCTCGCTGCTGGCATTGCTGGCGGTCGGGGCCCACGCCCAAGACTGCCAGCGCGCCACGCGAAACTATGAGGTGTCGCGGAACTCGATGCGCCCTGATCAAGCCATGGTTGAGCGCGCCTGGCAGGAAATGCAAGCTGTCTGTGGCGCGTCGCCAGCGGCTGCGCCGCAGCCCACCTATCAGCCTGCTCCCGCACCGCGCCGCGGGCCTGGTCAACTCGTGAACTGCGACGCGGCCGGATGCTGGGGAGCGCAGAACGGCGTGCGATACAACCTTGTCGCCGGCGGCAATCTGCAGGGAACGGACGGTTCGTTCTGCACCCGCGGCGCGGGAAACACGTTCCACTGCAACTAGCCCTCTCCACACCCCGATAGATCCAGCCCGCCCAGCGCGGGCTTTTTTTTTGCGTGCCTGTCTGCGGGTCAGACATTATCAGCGGCACTGTTACAAAATAGTCAGGAAAATAATCAGCGCCGCTGATTGACAAGAGAATCAGCGGCGCTGATACTGCGGCTCATCAAACAGGAGATGGGCATGAACAAAGCAGAACAGCGCGAAGTGCAGAAGGCGGTGAACACCGCCAAGTCGGCACCCCAGTACGCGGCCGCCACGCTCGCAGGCGTGATGCGCTCGGCCTCGAAGAAGACCTTGGGCGAGCTGGTCGCCGTGATGGATGACCTCGGCCTCCGGGACCACATGGAAGTGGTCAACGGCTGCTACGTCGCCAAACAACCGGTGGTGGCATAAATGGCCCGCGCACAGCAGGACTGGGGCGCCGGCGCGACCGTCAAGGTCGGCTTCCTGACCCTCACGGTCATCGCCAAGATTCCGACGCCGGGTGACTTCAAGCCCGACGCCTACGTGCTGGCCAGCGCCGCGAAGGGCACGTTCTACGAGTTCGTGCCACACAACGGCCTGAACAAGATTGACCCCGAAGAGGCCCGCGAGCTGATCGCCGAGGGCAAGCGCATCGCCGAGCAGCGTGCTGCTGCTGCGGTCGCGAAGGCTTCGGCCTCCGCCGCGCACGCCGCCGTGGTTGCCAAGATGCTCGAGGTGGCGTGATGAGCCGCTTCACGCAATCCAACCTGTCGCGCCGGCGTGATGCGCGCCGCGAGCGCGCCGAGGGCAAGCGCCACCCGGAAGAGGTGTTCCAGCCGACCGAAGAGCAGGCCCTGGCGGCTGATCGCGCGCTGAACGCCTCGAAAGCCTCGCCCGAGTACTTCGCCCCCTCGGACCTCTACACGCTCTCGCAGCAGAACCGAGGTGTGCTGTGAGCGCCGCGCAGCACACACCAGGGCCGTGGGTGGTTCAGCGTTACGTCGGGAGCGACGCGTTCCAGGTGCACGCCTGGGGACTAGCGAGCAATGGCTACCAACCCAAGCGGCTTCCCGTCGCTTGGATCCCGAACGGCTGGTACAGGGGCGATGCAGCTCTGCACCACGAACTGGAGGCGAATGCTCGCCTGATCGCCGCCGCGCCCGAGCTCTTTGATGCCTTGCGGCCTTTCGTCACGCACAACAGTAGCGACGAAACGATCACGATCACCGTGCGCACGGCCGACGTGACACGCGCGCGCGCCGCCCTCGCCAAGGCGCAGGAGGCCGCATCGTGACCCGCCGCAGCATCAGCCAGCACCTGGACAAGGTCCTTCGAGCCCAGAAGGCCGCGCCGGTCGCCTTCGAGCAGCCGCACTTCCTCTTCGATGATTTGGGCGCACTGCCACAGTTCGGCGAGCACCAGCTCTGCGTGATCCCCTTCGAGGGGCACCTCGCCGACCTGAAGCTGGTCGAGTGGCGCGAAGTCCTCGCCGAGCTGCTGCGCGACGACGGCTCCGACCTCGTCGATACCTCCGATCTGCAGCTGGAGCCGCTGTCATGAGCGCCGCCATCAACACCGGCGGGCCCGCCTTCCCGGTCAACGACTTGCAGAGCGCGCACGCGACTGCGATGGCCGCTTCCATCGACATCGAGGATCCCGCAGAGCGCGAGCGCGCCTACATCCTGGCCCGCGCTGAGGCCGTGATCGGCATGACGATGCGCGACTACTTCGCCAGCCATGCCAGCGAGCACGACGTGCAGTGCGCTCTGGAAGACCTCGGGCGCACCGGCGGGCTCATCGGAGCGCCGACCGGTATCGACCGCCACGCGATCGCGCGCTATGCGCACGCGGACGCCATGCTGAGAGCGAGGGCTGCATCGTGAGCGGCAGATCTTCACAAGGGCGATGCGATCGCGCTGCTGGTCGGTATCGAACGCCACCAAGCCGAGCAGAAGGCTCGGAGAGATGCGAAGAATGGAGCCGCATCGTGAGGACGCGCACGGTCATCGCCCTGATCGTCAGCTTCCTCGCTGCCGAGCTCGCGCTCTTCGTCGCGATCTTCTGCACCCTGAAGGAAGGGGGTGTGATTTGAACCTCATCCACACCCCTCTGACCGCCCCGCGTCAGTTCGTCGGCACCGTCGATGCCACGCACGACAGCCGCAGGCCCACCGCGCGCTGCCTAGAGCAGCTGCAGGGCCACCAGCGCAGCAGCACCGCGGAGATCGTGCCCATGGACACGCCAGAGCGCATGCCGCGCGCTGACTTGATCGTCACGGTGGCCAGCACCTGCGCCGGCGTCGCCGTGGTCCTTCTTCTCATCGCCGAAAGGGTTGCGCCATGGCTGTTCGTCTAGCCGTCGACAACACGCGCAAGGCGCGCCCGCACTACTTCCCAGACGACACGCCAGAGCCTGTCGCCGAGCCCTACGGCTCCATCGATGCACTGCTGCAGCCGGTGCGCCGCCTCGCGCGCGCCCTGATCTTCATCCTCATGGCCGCTGCAGTGCTCGGCTACGGGGGCTTCTTCATCTTCACCCGCTGAAAGACCACCATGGAAGTACTCGACGCTCAACCGCTTGCCACCGTGCGCGCCAGCTCCTGGCCCACGCTCTTCGACTGCTCGTACAAGTGGTACTGGCAGAACGTCATGGGCCTTCGCAGCCCGTCGGGCGGCGCCGCCCATCTCGGTACCGCCGTGCACGCCGGCACCGCGGTCTACGACCAGGCCATCCTCGACGGCAAGTTCATCAGCGTCGGCGAGGCGGTCGACGCCGCGCGGGAGTCCCTGCAGAGCCCGGAAGACGATGTTGCCTGGGACGAGAACCTTTCCCCCGCCGATGCCGACAGCTTCGCGGTGAAGCTGACGACGAAGTACTGCCTCGACATCGCGCCGACCCGCACCTACACCGCGGTCGAACTGAAGTGCACGGCGCTCGACATCCAGACCGCGCACGGCGTCGTCCGCCTCACTGGCACCACCGACCGCATCCGCCTGTTGGAAGACGGCCGCAAGGGTGCCACCGACCTGAAGACCGGCGGGCGCGCCACTGAAAAGACCGAGTCCGGCGCCCGCCGCGCGGTCACCAAGGGCCACCACATCCAGCTCGGCATCTACACGCTGATGGCCGAGCAGGCCTCGGGCGAACGCATGGATGCCCCCGCCGAAATCATCGGCCTGCAGACCACCAAGGACACGCCCTGCGCCACCGGCGAACTCGCCGACGTGAAGACGCCGCTCCTCGGCGACGGCAAGTTCCCCGGCCTCATCGAGATCGCCGCCGGGATGCTGAAGAGCGGTGTCTTCCCGCCGAACCCGAAGTCGAACCTGTGCTCGCGCAAGTTCTGCCCGGCCTACGCCTCGCACTGCAAGTACCACGACTGATCACCACACCCACAAGGAAAGCCATGTCTGCAACTGCCACCGCAGCGGCTCCGGCCGCGAACTCCGCCACCATCCAGCAGCTGCGCCAGCACCAGCTCGCAGCTGCACCGGAGCCCGCCGACCAGGTCGTGGACCTGTTCTCGTCGCGCGGCTTCGCGCTCGCGCAGCGCATCGCACAGGCGTTCTCCACGTCGAACGCTGTGCCCGTCGCCTTCCGGCAATGGGTCGAGAAGAAGCTGCCGGGCGGCGGGACGGAGTTGGTGGAGAACACGAACGCCATGGGCAACTGCCTGGTCGCGATCGAAACCGCCCGCGCCGTCGGCATGAGCATCACCGCGGTGATGCAGAACGCCAACGTGATCGAGGGGCGGCTCACGTGGTCGGGCCAGTACAAGATCGCGGCGATCAACGCCAGCAAGCGCTTCACGCCCCTGCGCTTCGACGTCGTCAACAAGGGCGTCATCAAGGCCACCTACAAGGAAAAGCAGGGCTGGAACCGCGAGAACCGGCGCTTCGACTTCAAGGACATCACGGTCGAGATCGAGAACCTCGAGTGCGTGGCCTGGGCGCTTCCGGGGAACATGGCGTTTCCGCCGAACGTGCGCACCCTGGCCGACGCGAAGGCTCTCAAGCTGCCAGTGATCGAGTCGGCGCCGGTCAGCATGAAGCTCGCCGTGGAGGAAGGCTGGTACGGCAAGGCCGGCTCGAAGTGGCAGACCGAAATGAAGCACCTGATGCTTCAGTACCGGGCCGGCAGCTTCTTCGGGAACATCCACGCGCCCGACATCGTGATGGGCATGGGCCGCACTACCGAGGAGATGCAGGACGCCGTCGTCATCGACCTCGACCAAGACTCCGTGCGCGTGACCAGCACCGAGGACCTGCGAACCGGACCTGCGGCGAGCTCGGCCGCCGAGGTCACGCAGAAGAACGGCATCGACCCGGAACAGGAAGAGCCCGCGGCCGGCGAAGCGGCAGCCGGCGCATCCGGCGCGGGCGCAACCGCCGACAGCGCCACCACCGCCACCGCCGCCACGGATGTGAAGAGCAACGGTCTCGACATCGATGCCTTCGCCGAGCGGCTGAGCGCATGCAAGGACCAGGACTCCCTGGATGCCGCGATGGACAGCCTGCGCGCGCTCAATCCCACCGAGGAGCAGCGCGCCGTGCTCTCGGATGTCTACCAGCGCCGGGCCACCGAGCTCGAAGGCTCGGCCAGCGCGCCGCCGGCTCCGGCCGCCGCACCCACCAGCCGCCGCGCCCGCGGCACTACCCCTTCCATCGACTGAGCCCACCACCATGAAGATCACCCACATCACGGCCGAGAACTTCCTCGGCGTCCGCCGCGCCGATGTCGCGCTGGACAGGCCCATCACCCTCTTCGGCGGCAGCAACTACGCCGGCAAGAGCAGCCTGCAGGAAGCCATCCGCATGGCGCTCACGGGCGAGGCCGTGCGCGTCGGCCTGAAGAAGGAATACGGCGCCTTGGTCAACGAGGGCCAGAAGGTCGGCTTCGCCGAGGTCGCGATCGCTGGCAGCGGCCCCGAGGTGGAAACCGCGAGCATCGTTTTGCCCACCGGCAAGGCCTCGCAATCCAAGGGCTTCACGGTGCCCGCAGCTCTGCCCTACGTGCTCGACGCCCAGCGCTTCAGCAGCATGGACGACAAGGCCCGGCGCACGTTCCTGTTCGGCCTCATGGGCATCAGGATCACGCCCGATACGGTGTCCCAGCGCCTGATCGAAAAGGGCCACGACAAGGCGCGGGTCGATCGCGTCGCGCCGATGCTGCGCGCCGGCTTCGAGGCCGCTTGCACCGAGGCCAAGGCGAAGGCGACCGAAGCGAAAGGCTCCTGGCGCGCATTGACCGGTGAGACATACGGCGCTGTGAAGGCCGCGAGTTGGAAGGCGCCAGAGGTGTCCACCGACCCGGCGGCGCTGACCACGGCCCAGCAGCGCCTCGCCGACATCGACACGCAGATCGCCAGCAGCCATCAGGCGCTGGGCGCCCTGCAGGCTGACATGCGGGCGCATACCGCCCGGGACGCGCGCATCGAAGCACTGCGCGAGCCCGCCGACCGGCTCGAGCGCGTGACCGCCAAGCTGGCCGCCGACGAGAAGGATCTCGCCGACTGGGAAGCGCGCGTGCGGGAAACGGAGGCGAAGGCTGCCGGCGCGGCACCGACGCAACCGCTGACCTGCCCGCATTGCAGCGGCCATGTGGAACTCGTCGGCAAGGAACTGCGGGCCTACGAAGCGCCCGCCGGCGTGCGCGACGAGGAAGCGGCCGCAGCGCTGCCCGCGGTGGTGCGCTCCCGCGACCTGCTGCGTTCCGCCGTGGCCAACGACAAGCGCGACCTCGAAGCGGCACGCGCTGCGTCGGCTGAGCTCAAGGCCCTCACCGAAGGCGATCAGCCCGCAGCACCGAAGCAGTCCGACATCGACGCGGCTTCGCAGGCCCTGGCGGCGCTGAAGCAGAAGCGCGCGGGCGCCGCAGCCGAGGTCGAAAAGCTCGAAGCCGTCGCACGCGCCAACAAGGAAGCGGCCGCGAAGACCAGCACTGCCGCCGGCTACCACGCGGAAGTGGCGGCCTGGGATGCCATCGCGGTGGATCTCGCACCCGACGGCATCCCCGGCCAGATGTTGGCCGAGGCACTGGAGCCGATCAACACGCGTCTGCAGCAGAGCGCGGTCGATGCGGAGTGGCTGCGCGTCGGCATCGACGCCGACATGTCGATCACCTGCATGACGCCTAGCGGCGGCGCGCGGCCGTACGCACTGCTGAGCGAGTCCGAGCGCTGGCGCGTCGATGCCATGGTGGCCGAGGCCATCAGCTTCCAGTCCGGCGTGAAGCTGCTGGTGCTCGATCGCTTCGACGTGCTCGACGCCCAGGGCCGCGGCGACCTGCTGGCCTGGCTCGATGTCCTCGCCCAGAACGGCGAGATCGAAACCGCCCTCCTCTTCGGCACGCTGAAGGCACTGCCCTCAGATCTGCCGGCCACCGTCGCCGCGGAGTGGATCAACAACGGCCACGTCGGCCAGCTCAAGGAAGCAGCATGAAACTCGCCCTCTTCTACGACTTCGAAACCCAGTCGCTGCCGCTCTTCAAGGAACCGAGCGAGCACCCCGGCCAGCCGCACTTCGTGCAGGTCGGCGCCGAACTAGTCGACCTGGAGACGCGGCGCGTTTTCAGCACGCTCGATGTCGTCGTGAAGCCCGACGGCTGGACGATACCCGAGGACACCGCCGCTATCCACGGCATCACCACCGAGATGGCGCTGGACGTCGGCATCCCCGAGCACCTCGCGCTGCGCATGCTGCTCGCGATGTGGCGCCGCGCCGATGTCCGCATCGGCCACAACGAGAGCTTCGACGCCCGGATCGCGCGCATCGCCTGCATGCGCTTCCTGGACGAGGCCACGGCCGACGACTGGAAGGCCGGCAGCGCGGAATGCACGCAGCTGATCAGCACGCCGATCCTGAAGCTGCCGCCCACGGACAAGATGAAGCGCGCCGGCTTCTTCAAGCACAAGAGCGCCAACCTGGGCGAGGCCTACGAGTTCTTCACCGGCAAGAAGCTCGAAGGGGCCCACAGCGCCATCGTCGACGTACGGGCTTGCCAGGAGGTCTATTTCGCGGCCACCAGCCGCAGCACCGAACTCGCGGCGGCCTGACATGGACAACCTCGAGTTCTGGCTGGTCTGGAATCCGGAGGGTCACCGCCCTCCCCAGTACCAGCACCACAGCGCGAAGAATGCCGCTGACGAGGCCGAGCGCCTGGCAGCGATCAATCCCGGCCAGTCGTTCTACGTGCTGCAGGCGACGGAACTGCGCCGCACCGCTGACGCACCGGTCCAGGCCCTCGTGCTGCTGAAGCGGCCGGAGCCGGACCCCGACGACTACATGCCGTTTTGACCAATTTTCGGGCGACACCAGCCGGCCGGGCTCCCTCCCTCCTCCAGACCACGTTTTCCCTGCCGGCCCGCGCAAGCGGCGCCTTCTTTCTTTTCTTCAACCACAGGAGCTACTCCATGTTTTCTCTCCCCGAGTTCACGAAGGTCAAGGTGCTCGATGTCCACCTGCTGAGCCAGAAGAACCGGCCGCCGGGCGCGAACCCGGGCGTGCGCCTCAACGTGCAGGCCGACCTTCCGAACTACGCGCTCGCAGCGTTCGATCCCGCACTGCGCACCGCCCTGTTCACGAAGACCGAGGCCGCAGGCGGCAGCGCCAAGGACAAGCGCCAGACCTTGCCGGGTGTCGAGGAGATCAGCGATCTCCCGCACCTGACCTCCATGGCGCGCCACATCAAGAAGGTGCCGTGGACCGAAAAGCTCACGGGCTACACCGGCGAGATCGATCACGGCGTCGGCGGCAAGTCGAACCTCCCGATCACGGATGCATCGCTCGAGAACTGGCGCTTCCAGGCCAAGCAGGGTGGCACTGTGGCGACCTGGTGGAGCATCGAGATGGTCGACGTGCCGAAGCTGGTGCTGGCCGAGCTCGCCATGCTCAAGAGCCGCGAGGTGCCGCTGAAGCTGCTGGAGCCCGAGGTCCGCCAGCAGCAGCTCGACGACGGCGCAGAACAGCGCCAAGGCGCCGCGACGCCGCCGGCCAGCGCGCCCGCCGCGCAGCCGCAGGGCGACGGCAATGGCGCATGGCCGTTCCCGAACGACCCGCCTGGCAGCACCGCAGCAGCTCCGGCGAGCCGCCGCAAGGCCAACACCGCGAAGACCGCCGAAGAAGTCTTCGCCGAAGAGTCGAAGGCCTGAGACCCGATGGACTTCGAGATCCTCACCATCGAGAAGATCCAGGGCGCCTTCGAGCGCGCCCTGGATCTGAGCTCGGATCGGGAACTGGCCATGCGCGCCGCCGCGCAGTCGCTCAACATCCCGGTCGAGTCCGTGCGCGAGGCCCTGGCCATCAGCGAGGGCACACCGGTATGAAGACCGTCGAGATCCGGCACTTCCACGCCTTCGTCGGCCTCGGCGGCGGCGCCCGCGGCTTCAACAAGGCGAACCCGCGCGTCGGCAACCTACAGGCGAAGTTCCGCTGCATCGGCGGGATCGACGTCGACGCCGCGGCCATCCGCGACTTCAACCGGCTGGCCAACGCCACCGGCACGGTGCTGGATCTCTTCGATCGCAGCCAGTTCGAGGCCTTCCACGGCCGTCCGCCGCCGGCAGGCTGGACGGAGGCTATGCCAGCCGACATCCATCTCGCCGCCGGCCACGAGCGCCCGCACATCGTCTTCCTCTCGGCGCCCTGCAAGGGCTTCAGCGGTCTGCTGTCCGAGGGGAAGAGCAAGACCGACAAGTACCAGGCCCTGAACCGCCTCACGCTGCGCGGCGTCTGGCTGATGCTGGAGGCCTGGAGGGACGATCCGCCGGAGTTGTTCGTCTTCGAGAACGTGCCTCGCATCGCCACGCGCGGCCGGCACCTGCTCGACCAGATCGTCGACCTGCTGCGCAGCTACGGCTACGCGGTGGCCGAGACGACGCACGATTGCGGCGAACTCGGTGGCCTGGCACAGAGCCGCAAGCGCTTCCTCCTGGTGGCCCGGCACATCGAGAAGGTGCCGCCGTTCCTGTACGAGCCCGAGAAGCGCTCGCTGCGCGCCGTCGGCGATGTGCTCGGCAAGATGCTGATGCCCGGCGACATGCGCGCAGGCCCTATGCACCGCATTCCCGCACTCCAGTGGAAGACGTGGGTTCGCCTCGCCTTCGTGGAAGCCGGCAGCGACTGGCGCAGCCTGAACAAGCTGGCCGTGGAGAACGGGCACCTGCGGGACTACCTGATCGTGCCCGACATGCACCACGGCGTGCTGGGCGTGCGCGAGTGGGGTCAGCCTGCTGGTGCAGTGGCTGGCGCCAGCCGCCCGCAGAACGGATCCTTCGCGATCGCCGACCCGCGCCAGCAGCTCTATGCGGCCGGCTACGGTGTGACCGAGTGGGACGCGCCCAGCGGCGCGGTGGCTGGCGAGTCACTGCCGTCGAACGGGATGTTCGCCATCGCCGACCCTCGTTTCGAGCAGTCGACGAAATGGACAGACGGCCAGGCCTACGGCGTGCGCCGGTGGGACGCGCCCATGGGCACGATCGGGGGGCAGCAGAATCCCGGCCAGGGCAGCTACACGATTGCCGACCCTCGGCACCAAGGGCCCGCGAAGCACAGCAACGAATTCCGCATCGTGCCCTGGGCCAGCGCCAGCTGCGCCGTCACCAGCGCGCACGGGAGCGGGCAGGCTGTAGCCGACCCTCGGCCCGAGTGGGACGGTCGCCATGGGCATCTGCATGTCGCCGACTGGGAGCGCACGAGCCGCACCGTGACGGCAGGCGGGAAAGGGGTCCAGGGCGGCTACCTGTCCGTTGCAGATCCGCGCAGCGGCATGGCGCGCGGCAAGGGCGACGCCTACCTCTCAGGCGGCCACTATGGGGTGACGTCATGGACGGGGCAGGCTGGTGCCGTCAGCGCGTCAGCGTGCCACGACAACGGCCGTTGGAGTGTCGCGGACCCTCGGCCGATGCCGGCACCTGCCGACAAGCTGGTGTGCCGCATCCAGTCGCTGGACGGTACATGGCACCGCCCGTTCACGACTCTGGAGCTGGCCGCCTTGCAGTCGTTGTTCGATCCCGAGGAGCGCTTCGAGCTTGACGGTCTCAGCGATCAGGCCTGGCGCGAGCGCATCGGCAATGCCGTCCCCAGCGACGCGGCGTGCGCGATCGCCGAGGTGATGGGCACCACGCTGCTGCTGGCCATGTCCGGTGAAACCTTCATGCTGTCGGCCCAGCCGATCTGGGTGCGGGACGTGGCCATGGCTCTCACGATGCCGGGGGTGTCATGAGTGCGAAGCCCTGCACACACCAGAACTTCGATGCCAGCTGCCGCGTGGCGCGGCTGGAAGACACCGGCCGCTTCATGCTGGAAGTGACCGTGCATTGCACCGACTGCAAGCGGCCCTTCCAGTTCCTGGGCCTGCAGCCCGGCCTGAACTTCGACGGCGCCACGGTCAGCTTGGATGGTCTGGAAGCCAACCTCGCGATCTGCCCCCAGGGGCAGCGCCCGAATCCGTTCCAGGTTCTGCAGGGCTACACGATCAGGGGGACGAACTGATGCGGTTCTTCACAGGCCTGCACCAGCCGAGCGATGCGCGCCACTTCGATGGCGCCTTCGTGAGCGTCAACCGACTGCGCACGCGCAAGTCACCGATGCACGTCGGCGACTGGATCATGGACAGTGGCGCCTTCACAGAGATCTCGCGCCATGGCCGGTACCGTCACGATGTTTCGAGCTACGCCGCTGAGATCCGGCGCTGGGCGGCGAACGGCTCTGGCCGGCTGCTCGCAGCTGCCGCGCAGGACTACATGTGCGAGCCGTTCATCATCAAGATCACAGGGCTATCGGTAGCCGAGCACCAGCGCTTGACGATCGAACGCTACGACGCGCTCCGCGCCGAAGACACCGGCGGCGTCTACATCCTGCCGGTGCTGCAAGGCTTCGAGCCGACGGACTACTTGCACCACCTGCGCGCCTATGGTTCCCGCCTCGCGCACGGTGCGTGGGTAGGTGTCGGCTCGGTGTGCAAGCGCAACGGGTCACCTGATCAGGTTGCCGCGGTGCTCATGGCGATCAAGGCCGAACGTCCCGATCTGCTGCTGCACGGCTTCGGGCTCAAGACCACCGCACTAGCGCACCCCTTCGTGCGCTCAATGCTGCACTCCGCCGACTCCATGGCCTGGAGCTTCGCAGCACGCAAGCAGGGTCGGAATGCCAACGACTGGCGCGAGGCCGTGCGCTGGACTGACGCCATCGAAAGCCGCCCTGTGCAGCACATGCTCGACCTGGGAGCGGCACGATGATGCGCCGCTCAATCCTCCAGGTCGAACTGCCCCTGCAGCGTGCGGATGATTTGCGCGATGTCGGCTCGGTGCGCGCCTCGGTCGGTGACGATGCGCACCGTCCAGTTCGGGCCGCTCTCCTCCGCCGGGATGCCGATGACACCACCTCGGTGAACGTCCGTCTGCTGCCCTCGAATGCCAGGCAGGTTTTCAATGCGCTGGATCAGCATCTGCTGCAGCTGCTGGGCGGTGCGGGTCGGCTTGGCCATCGCCGCTCAGTCCGGAAGCGTGCCGTACCAGATCTTCGTTCCGGCCTCGATCGCCTTCGGTACGTCCTGGTAGGTGTTGTCGTCGTCGGAGAGCGGCGGCAAGCCCTTTCGCTCGATCGCGGCGATGGTGTAAGCGTCTTCGGCGTACTTCTTGAGCACCAGCACAGCGCGGCGGGCGCCCTTCTCCATCTCGATCCGCAGTTCCGTCGGTTCGGGCTTGTCCATGTCTGCCTCCAGTAGTTAGGAGCCGCATTTTGACCTCTATCACCATCCAGCCCGTCGAGCCCTGCGGCGCCATCGGCAAGTGCATGGCCAGCCCCTCAAGCTACGCCTCCCACGTGGGTCGCTATCAGCAAGAGGATCCGCGCGCCGTGGCGGCGCACGCGCTGCGCCAGCTCGAAGAGGCCCGCGCCCGTGACGTAGCCACGCACGAGAAGAACCTGCCGGCCATCGAGGCGAACAAGGCCGTGGCTGCGCGCGTCGAGGCACTCATGACCGAGATCGGCATGCCGAAGTCGTACAGCGAGCGCGACACGAAGTCCAGGGCCCGCTATCCCAAGACGATCACCCACGCTGCAGGCTACATCGGCGACCTGCGGCGGCACTGCCCGACGACAGACAGTTTTGAGCACGCCACCAGCGCCTACGAGCGCCTGAAGAAGGAATACGACGCCTACGCCGCACGCGCCGAAGAGGAAGCGAAGCAGGCGGATGCAAAGCGCGAGCGCGAGGCCGCAGCGCTGGTGGAGAAGCGCAAGGCCGACATGGAACTGGCCGCGATGCTGCTGCGCTACCAGCTGCCGCTCGAGTCGACCTGGTCGGACGTGCTCGACGCTCTGCGCGCCAAGGATCAGCGCCTCAATCTCGCCGCAGCCATGCAGCTCACGCGCGGCGACTGGAGCGAGGGCCCGTACCGCGTGCGCAATGCCCTCGACGCCTTCCAGATCGAGACCACCGAGGACAAGGACATCGCGAACGACGTGCTGTCGTGCCTCGATGGCTTCGAAGACGGCCGCGTGTTCCGGGATACCTCGTGGAGCTACGGCCGCCTGTTCGCCGAAGCCTCCGACCAACAACTCTCGGGCGACGTGCAGAAGGCGCTGCAGCACGCAGGAAACGAATGATGCACACCGACTTCCTCGACACCTCTCCCGACCGAGTGCGCGCCAAAGAGATCCAGGCCGTGCAGATGCACGCCCAGCAGCTGATCGACGTTGCCCGCGCGCGCGGCCTCGTGGTCACGATCTCGCTGGTCCCACGCATGCCGCCGGCGATGGGCTCCTACGAGATGGTGTTCGACATCCGGGAGGCCCGCCATGGCAGCTGACACCAAGATCGAGTGGACCGACGCCACCTGGAACCCGGTGACCGGCTGCAGCGTGCAAAGCCCGGGCTGCAAGAACTGCTACGCGATGAAGCTCGCCGGCACGCGCCTGCGTCACCACCCCAGCCGCGCCGGCCTGACGCAGGTGAGCGCCGCGGGCCCGGTGTGGACCGGCGAGACCCGTTTTAACGCCGAGTGGCTGGAACAGCCGCTGCAGTGGACTCGTGCAAGGATGATCTTCGTCTGCGCGCACGGCGATCTCTTCCACCCTTCGGTACCGGATGAATGGATCGACCAGGTCTTCGCCGTCATGGCGCTGACCGGGCGCCACACCTTCCAGGTGCTGACGAAACAGGCGAAACGCGCGGCAGAGTACTTCGCGCATCCAGTGCGCGAGGCCTTGATCGGGCAGCAGGTCGGACAGATCAATCTGCGACGGACCGGCAACCCCGTTGCAGCGTGGTCAGGCCTGCCGCTTCCGAACGTCTGGATCGGAGCGAGCGCCGAAGATCAGCGCCGGCTCGACGAGCGGCTTCCCCACCTCGTCGGCATCCCGGCCGCGGTGCGCTACCTCAGTCTGGAGCCTCTGCTGGGGGCGGTAGAGATCGATCGCCGGCTCATCGCGCCGATCGAAGGAACGTCGCAGCACGGCCAGCACTTCATCGACTGGGTGATCGTCGGCGGTGAGAGCGGCCACGGCGCGCGGCCAATGCATCCCGGCTGGGCGCGCAGTCTTCGAGATCAGTGCGTGGCCGCCGGCGTTGCCTTCTTCTTCAAGCAATGGGGGGAGTGGCGACCGATGCAGTCCGAAGAAATCCCGCACGGTGGCGGCAGCTTTGAGTTGGTCAGCGCCGACGAGCGCAGGCCGATCGCCAGCGGCTGCTTCCAGCCAGCACA